AGAGAGGAAAAAGGCTACCCAGAACCTCTAGTTATCGGTCCATCGCGTACGGGTAAATCGAAAACTGCGATGCTCATGCAGCGATTCTACGGAATTGGAAACGCAACGAACCTCAAACTAGCGAGTGTTGCCGGGTTAGTCGGGGGTGCGGATCGGAATAGTAAGGGTCAGTTTCGTACCAAGTGGGGGATAATTCCTAAGAATCATAAGGGACTCCTCATTATGGATGAAATGTCTGGGATGAAACCGGAGATGATAGGTCAATTAACAGCCATTCGATCTGAAATGGTAGCGAAGATTGAAAAGATTTCAGGCTCCGGTAGGGCTCCGGCAAAAACAAGAATGATTTGGTTTGCCAACCCAGCCCCTAGAGATGGGTCGGAAAAGTCAATTGCCTCTTATGCGAATGGGATTGATATTGTTCGGGAATTGGTTTCGATGGATGAAGATATCGCCCGCTTTGATTTCATTATCATTCTCCCAGATCTAGAGTTAGACCAAATCATTTCTCCATTCGATCAAGAAGAATATGAGGAAAAGGATAACGCTGCTTACCGTCACTTGATTTACTGGTGCTGGAGTAGAACAAAAGATCAAGTCAAGTTTGATGAGAATGTGGGACCTTACGCATGGCAAGTAACCAAACAACTAAACGAACAGTATCATTCAACTGTGAAATTATTCGGGACAGAAGCTTTTATCAAACTAGCAAGAATCGCTGTAGCGTGTGCTGGAGCTTGCTTTAGTCACGATGGAACTGGGGAATCGATCCTAGTGAAAAAAGAACATGTCGATTGGGCTGCCTGGTTCCTGAAAGAGTGTTACGATAATGAGATTTTCCAGCTTCCTAAATTCGTAGAGCAGGAAAGAGTCTATAACTACACGAACCCGCAAGTCAATAACGTTGTGGTTGGCCTTATCAATTCGCAAAGGTTGTTGATGCAACAACTAGCGAAGGGTCAAAACATGAGTATTATGGATCTGCAAATGCTATCAGGGCTGGATCGGGAACAATTCCAAGGAGTCTTGCAAACACTCATCCAACATTCCCTAGTTCGGGCCTCAGCAGGAAAGCTTCAGCCGACACAGCGATTAGCTAAAGCATTGAAAGCTTACCGAAATGAATATCAGAAACAACAGATGATTCCACTTGGAATGGAAGGACCTAAATTATAACAACTAGGGAGTGGTACAATGATCCTCACCGTTGCGGGAGAAGATTATGAAGTGGTTTATACAGATGATGTAGAATTAGTATCTATGAAGTTAATGCAAGACAGTCCTAAATGGATTACGTTTGATACGGAAACTACTGGGCTACACATTAAGAAAGATAAACCTTTCCTAGCTTCTATATGTTGGGACGGAAAGGTTTTTGTTTTCCCCGCTAATAAAATTATGTTAGGGATGCTATATGGTTGGGCTTCTTCAGTCGAAAGAATTTATGCTCATAATACTTCTTACGATATGCACATGGTAGCAAATATTGTAGGAGATTCAATACCGTTAGCTATTGAAAACTGGGGAGATACTATGGGCCTCGCCCGACTCTCCTTTGAAGCCATATCAACTAGGGATGGAGGCGACAGTCTTGCATTAAAGCGAATTGCCGACAAGTATATTGACCCGACAGCTTCACGATTTGAGAAGGAAGTGAAAGCATGGCTCAAAGCAAAAGAGGCTCAGAACAACAAGATCCTAACAGCGATGCTTCATGGTTTCAAAGACTCAAAAGGGAAATGGTCCAAGAAACGTTTAACCGATGGTTTGAACAATGGTACGGAGCCGATTCCGCAAGAAGTTCTCGATATTCTAAACAACTGGAGAGAAGAATGCCCGAAACCAACCTATCAAGATGTACCACTAGAGATCATGATTCCTTATCTAGCTGTCGATGTGATTCTGACTAACATCCTCGTTCGTAAGTCACTTCCCGTTGTGGAATATCGCCAGCAACTAGAGGTAATGAAGCGTGAATTTGACCTAATCCCCGTTGTATGGAAAATGGAGAGGGCCGGAATTGCCGTTGATCGGGATTACTTAGTGGAATCGAATAAGAAGCTAGAGGATTATATCAACGATCTGACGATTCAAATGCATCTTCTAGCGGGTATGGAATTCAATGTCGGGCAGCATGCCAAGATCAAAAAGATCTATGAGTCAATTTTAGGTGAGGAACCGGAATCCACGGATAAAAAGTTCCTGAAGAAGATGCAGAAGATGAAAGGAACTGATGGGGCCGAACTAGCGAAGATCATTAACAAAATGAGAACCCTTGAGAAATGGAAAGCGACTTACATTGAACGCATTCTAGATGTATCGGAATACGATGGACGATTCTATTCCCAGATGAACCAATTCAATCCAGTATCGGGACGTTTTAGTGGCGATGCCCAACAGTTCCCGAAGAAGCGACTATTAACTCTAGAAGGGGATGCTCATGAAAAGCAAAATGGTCCTAAGTCAGCACCAGCCGAATTTGAACTCTTTCACCCTCGTCGAGCGTTTACCGGACGAATCTATTACCTCGATTACAGTCAAGTTGAACTGCGGGTGCAAGGCCATTATACGATCCCATTCGGAGGAGATCGAAATTTGTGCCGAGCATACATGCCTTTCGGATGCCGACATTTTCAATCAGGTGAAATCTACGATTATAAGACTGTCGAAGGAAGATCCCGATGGAATGAAAAGAATGGGGAGGTATCGGCTTGGTTGATGGAAGATGGAACCCCATGGGTTGCCACAGATGTTCACCTAGCTACTACCTTAAAAGCTTTAGATAAACTAGAGATTGATGCCAGCAAGCTAACGGAAGAACAGCTAGAAAGCTGGAGATCGTTGGGTAAAACGTTCAATTTTATGAGAAACTACGGGGGAGGTCCTAAAATGGCTGCGGAAGTTTTAGAAATAGACTTAGAAGAAGCTATAGCGATGGCAGAGGGTTATACAGATGCGTTTCCTCTAGTTGTATTGTATCAAGATAAGGTATCGGAGGGCATGAGAAAGGGCTATGTGGTTAATATGCGTGGTCGAAGATACTACATTTCAGATTCACGGAAATTCTACAAAGCTGGGAACTATTTAATCCAAGGTACGTCAGCAGATATTCTGAAAGAAGTAATGATTAAAATTGATCGGCTGCTTACAGAAAACGATTGTAAAGCGAAGATGATCCTATGCGTTCACGATGAATTACAGTTTGAAATACCGGAAAATGAAGATTGGTTAGTTCCTAAGATCAAAGAGATTATGGAGTCAACAACCGATATCATGGTCCCGATCGTTGCGGAAGTGGAATTCACATCAACAAATTGGGCTGAGAAACGCAAGGTTCATTAGATTCAACATTTAATAGAAAGGAGGTGTACTCATGATTGTAAGAGTTACTTTTACAGATGACTCTATTATGTTATTTGGAGACTCCTATAAACCTTGGAAAATGCAGTTAGATGAATACTTATGGATTGCTAAGCGGAATACAGGTAAGTCTCTTGAAATAACTAAAGTGGAAAGTTCAAAGTCAAAGTGGATTTCATGGGGCGGATTGAAATGGTGTCCACACGAAAAATTTCAAAAAGAATTAAATCGAGAAGGGTGTCAATCTACTGATCCAGATAATCCAAGTCCAAGACAATATAACCTAATGCATTTTACAGAGGATTATAAGACAAAGTCTGAAGTGCTAGCGATCATTAAAGAAGTTTCTTGATAGATTCCAGAATTTATTCTTAAATACAGAAGGAAATAGCGTGGTCAACGTCGAATAAGTAGAGTTACCACGCTTTTTATGAGAGGAGAAATTTACGTGTCGATCCAATTATTAACTGAGGAATTTCTAGCGAAGTATCCTGATTTCCCTGAACATCAATCGGAGATTAGTACCTTTGTTTATTTGCGTACCTATTCACGTTATTTGCCATCTAAAAAGAGAAGGGAAACCTGGAAAGAGACAGCATGTCGGGCTGCTCAATACAATGTTTCCCTCGCTTACAAACACTTAGTAGAATTATATGGTGACTTGTCTGTAGATATTCTTGCAAGACTGAGAACGGAAGCAGAATATTTGTTTGACCAAATGTTTAATCTTCGCCAGTTCTTATCAGGAAGAACCCTTTGGGTGGGTGGGGCTGACAATAGTGTGGCTGAAAAGTATCCAATGGCTAACTTTAACTGTTCTTATGTTGGAATTGACTCGCTCTATAATCTTACTGAGTTATTCTATAACTTGCTTGTAGGCGTAGGTGTCGGCTTCAAATGTACTCCGAAAATGGCTGCAAAGCTAGAGCCTGTTCGCAATAATTTGTTAATTAAGCATGACCCTTACAACTCCCTATACCCTACCATCAAAGTAGCAGACTCGTCAATAGTACGAAACGGGGATACCGTAACGATCTACGTAGGCGATTCGAAGGAAGGATGGGTAACAGCCCTTAAATATTTCCTAGATGTTCATATCCAGGAAGAGTACGCAGATGTAAATGTGCTGAAGATCAACTATGATTATGTACGCAAAAATGGGGAGCGATTAAAGACCTTCGGTGGAACCGCTTCAGGGGCCGAACCGATGATTGAGATGTTCCAGTCGTTTGAAAGTATTATTAAAAACAAAGTGGACACATTCCTAGACGATCCGGTTGAAGTGGCTCCAGGTTATGTACAGCTAAGACCGATCCATGTTTTAGATATGGGAAATTGTATTGGCTATAATGTAGTTGTGGGAGGAGTTCGCAGAACTGCCGAAATTTTCGGTATTGGTGACGATCCTGAAGTCGATTGGGAGTGTGTATTTGCGAAGTATGGCGTTAACGGAATTTGGGACCAAGAGGGACACGACAAAGTTATTCGTAAGTTATACGAAATGGGTAATACGGAGTGGGCTGCTAAACTAGAGAGTCTTACCCTAATGGACCCGAATGCTAGACCGCTGCACCATCGCAGAATGTCAAATAATTCAATTGCTTTTACAAAGAAGCCGACTAGGGGAGTCCTGAATCTTGTGTTCGAAATGATGCAACGTGAGGGTGAACCGGGCTTTGTAAACCTTAGAGAATTAGCGGTTCGCAGATTGAAAGGGATGGGAATTGATAACCCAACCGAAGCGATGATTGAAGATATGATGGAACAAATCTTTATGAATCCGTTAAAAGTAGCATAGCGGATGTAAAACCTCCTTAATTGCTGGAAACTCCTAACGTAAAGCCGAGGACAATCAGCAGCCAAGCCGAGAAATCGGAAGGTTCAACGACTATCGAAACCCTATTGTGGAGATACTAATAGAATGCTACAATAGAAGGAAGTAGAGTAGGACTCAAGAGAGTTCGAAACGGGAGGGTACAGAATGGCTCATTTCTTTAAGGAACTTAATCTGTCAAGAAGCTTTGTCTCACATTTTGAAGGTCTAATGTTAGGCGATGGTCATTTAACAAACAATAGGAAAAGTAAACATTCCGCATCGTTACAAGTTAAGAACATGAATCTAGATTACATTGAATATCTAGGGAAGTTATTTGAGGCTGAAGGTATTGAGTTTAAAATTCAAGAAGCCTATAGAGGAAGCTTTCCTGGTTCAAAGGAATCTTATATGATCGAAACTAAATTCTACCCAGCTTTTAGAGAACTAGAGCAAATATGGTATGAATACGATGAGGAAGGTAAAAGAAGAAAAGCTATTCCTAATGATTTTGTTTTAACACCTAACGCTATGCTTCAATGGTTTATCGGAGATGGATATGTAGTAAACCTGAAAGGTAAACCTGTGAGAATAATGTTTTGTACTGACAGATATAACGCTACGGAAATTCAGGAATTGCAACTCATGTTGTTTAATTGGTACGATATTGAGACTAGGGTTGCGGATAGAAATAGAATTGCTATCAAACAAAGTATGTTTGATAAATTTTATAAAAAACTTCCTGAATGTCCTGTAGAAAGTTTCTTATACAAATGGAATCCTGTACGTGATATAGTCTGACCTCTAGGGAAACTTAGAGAGAACTAGCGGAATCGGCTAGTTCGTAACATAAGTGGTGCCGAAATCGATCTTCGTTCTCGAGGCGTTTGTAACCTAACAACTATTAACGTAACGGCCTTTATTCATGAAGTAGCTGGGAAGTATGTGTTGAATATCGCAGGATTGATCAATGCTCAGAAGCTTTCTGCTCGAGCTGGAATGCGTATGACCTTGGTAGAACTAGAGAGTATGCCGTGGAGTAAAGATCCGAAAGGCTGGGCAAAGGTTCAATCCACGGATCGTCTGATTGGAACATCCGTAACCGGTTGGAAAGATGCGATTGCGATTCTTGGATATGATCTAGAGGCTGAACGTGACCTACTTCGTATGCTATCCCTAGCTGTAAAAGAAGAAGTGGAACGATACTCTTCAGAATTACGCATTAGTAAACCTTTATTGGATACAACCGTAAAGCCGGAAGGAACCTTATCCCTAGTTGCGGTAAATCCAATAACGAAATCACCTGTGTCGTCTGGCTTGCATTTGTCGCATTCACCTTACTACATCCGTAGAATTCGCATCAATGCGATGGACCCGTTAGCAAAAACCGTTCAAGAACTAGGGTGGTTGGTGCATCCTGAAGTTGGGACTCCGGGGGCAACTAGAGAGGAACAACTAGCGAATGCACGTACCCTAGTTATAGAATTCCCAATTGCTAGTGGTGCTAAACGTAGTAAGGAGGATTCGAATGTTGAAGAACAGTTCAGAACCTATTTTGATTTCCAAAAATACTATACCCGTCACAACTCTTCTAATACCATTGACATTAAAGATGGGGAATGGGCGAAAGCTGAGGAAATTGTTTACAGTAAGTGGGATGATTTCACAGCCGTTAGTTTTCTCGCTTATTCGGGGCATAGCTATCAGCTCGCACCACTTGAGGCAATTACGAAAGAGAAATTCGAAGAATTAAAGGCTGCTATGGCTCCGTTTGATATGAATGTGTTGAACCGATTAGAGAATCCTGAAGATATTGATGAGGATATTGAAGACCCGAATTGTGCTAACGGAGCTTGTGGCGTTCGCTGAGGCAGGAAACACTTACCTTTGATTCAAAACTAGGGATACCGTATTATAAATATAACCTTTGTTTCTCCCCTCAGATCCTTGGTCGGCTGATGGAGAACGTGAAAAGAGTCCTTTACAGGACTCTTTTTTCTTTGACTTCGGTTAGTGGAAATTGATGGACGGTGTATTCTTTAGGATGCTCCACTCTAAAGGCTTTATCCGTGATGATCCATAGTTCTCTAGATCTATGGATATCCCCACTATCCACAAAGTTATTCACTTTTTCCTGCATGGTTTTGTGGGAGATGTGGGATCTTTGATATTCAATCACGATTCGTTGGTCCCGTAACTGGGTAATGGCATCCGGCCGGTAAGTATGGTTGGGAATGTCGGGCTCAACTAGGAATCGTTCAGGCTTCCCTAACAATAGGTAGATGTCGACTAATCCCAGGAAGTGTTGTATCCGGCTGCTTTGCGTGTGTATGAATGCGGGGTTCGGCATGTAGAGATACGGTTTGTCTTTGGGTTGGGGGATCGGCAAGCAAAGCCCATCCCGACTTAACCGTTTCATGATCCGGTTCACGGTTGCCCACGGTCTCGCTAGATCCGAACATACTATCGAACCAATCTGGTCCCGGCTCAGGACTCGAAACTGCTTCAGTTTTTGGATGATCAATTCGTCCCTGTCTGTCATGATTAACACTCCTTAATAACCTTTCGGCTGTATCGTTTGATAGGTATGGGATTTGAACTTCTACAGGTAAACTCTCAAGCAAAATGGCCCTTCCTTTAATTCCTCCCAGTTTTTCAGCTCCATCCATACCGAGTATAATCCTGGAATCTTTATCGCTTGCTGTCGTTAATGCTATCCTCGTTAATAGATTCGCCTTAATGCGTTCATTTAAAACTTTCACATCTGGTCTTTGTGAAAACAACACAAGATGAATGTCTACATATCGAGCTCGTTCTGCAATTTCGGTTAGTTGCTCTTTCACATCTTTATCTTCGGAGAACACCCCGCACTCATCAATGATCACGTAAATCGGTTGAAAGGCTTTATCGGGGTATTTCTCTCGAAGAGTCTTATGGTCATTGACATTCCCTAGTTCATTAATGATTTCTTTCCGCTTTTCGTATTCTTTCACCACTCTTTTTAGCTGCTTTAAGGTTTCATCGGATTCAACTAGAGTAACGTTGGGTAGGTTTTTGAACATGTAGTAGTCGGCTGTTTTATTGCTGGAGATGATGAGATCAATGGTTCCTTTGGATTGAATGTATAGGTGAGTGGCGATGAGTAACTGAAGAACTGTTTTCCCCATATCCGTAGCTCCCCCGCCGACCATATGCGTAAAATCCATATGAATGAATCCGAATGGGGTAGCTAGAGGGATTTTCATTCCTTGTTTGGGTACTCTTTCATAGTCAATCTTCTTATCTAGAGAAAGCATCCCGAAATCAAGGAGAAGTATCCGGCCTACTCCCCGCTTCACCCGAATCTTTGCCATCATTGATTGCTCTATCCCCTCTAGTTCTTTCATGAAGTCTGAGTGCGGTAATCCGTGAGGTAATTGGATGTTCGCTTTGAATCCATAATCCGTTTTGTAAACTTCCAGGATCTTAATGTCCGGCATGTCGTAAGAACTAAAGGTGTAGTAGAGCTTTTGTTTGAATCGCTTTGTTGGAGAATCCAAGAGAGGATAAATAATAGCCGGAGCGATCATAGATGCACCAATAAGAGTTCCCAGAACCATGTCAACACCCCCGTTCCTCTAAGTCCAAACAGTCCTTGCCTACCTAACCACTCTAAGAAAACAAGAATGGTTGCGTATTGAGCTAACTTTCCCCACATGTCTATCCCTCCTAGTTGTAAAAAGATTGGGCCATGATATCAGCCATGTATTGTGAATGATGGGTCCACCATAATGAGAAATGGAGAAGCCAATCATGGGCATGATTTTGAATGTGTTCTTGAACCGCTTGATGATGTTGATAGTTGGTTAAGTGGCGAACGAATTGCCCCGCATCGTTATATTCATCCCACCCTCCAAATCCTGTTTCAACCTTGATAAATTTCATATTCTTACACTTCCTTTCCTGTCATATATACTATGCTGGTATGGTAGCTAATATGTTTTGTCCTAGAAAATATTTCTTTCCATAATACATATCAGGTGATATAATAATACTAACTAGGGAGGAGATAAGAGATGAGAATTATAGCATTAGATCCAAGTGGTAATTACGACGAAGGAAAAGGAACAACGGGTTATGCCGTATTCCAAGACGGAGAACTAGAGAAGTTTGGCGATATAAAGGCTTCTGATTTTCCAAATCAAGAACAATATTGGAAACATCATGATTATTTAATTGTAGATGAAGCTCCAGACATTGTTCTTTGCGAATCCTATAGATTGTTTGGACACAAAGCTAAGAGTCAATCTTGGTCTAGTTTAGAAACACCGCAACTTATAGGATTTATCAGAATGATGTGCTGGATAAGTGATATAAAGTTTGAAATGCAAAACCCCTCTGACAAAGTACGAGTCGCAGATGATCAACTAGTGAAGTTAGGATTCTTCGAGAAGAGAGGTTCAAAGTATTACTGTCAAGGCAGACTAACCAATCTCCATCAACGTGATAGTATACGCCATGGAATTTTTTATCTCAGATATGGAGGCGGTAAGAATGGAGGATTACAGCGGAAAAATTGAATTGAGTGTTGAATGTCATAACTGCCAAGAAGTCAATTACGTCTACTTAGATGAAAGTGATTTCGACGAAACAACAGAATTTGAACTAGGGGTTGAGGATACGGTTTGCACCGACGATGCTGTAGACTATATCTTCAATGAATTAGTTAAGGATGGGTTTGCAACCAGTTCAGCAGGAATTCGTGCCGTTCTTAGCTACTTCCATAAGTTTTGTGTAGAAAAACTAGCGAAAGAGGCTGAGAATAATGAAAACGTGCAAGATGGAGGGCTGCAATCTCCCTAGTTGGGATGAAGGTTTGTGTCGGGACCATTTTATGTCCCGGCCTAAACCCCAACCGGAGAAACCGAAGAAAGTGTACATACGCAAGGAGCGTCCCTGTACCGTTGAGGGATGCGAAAGAACGGATTATAAATCTAGAGGTTACTGTAACATGCACTATAGACGGTGGCTGAATCACGGAGATCCTACAATTGTTCTTAAACAAGGAACAGGAGGAGGTAGGCCGGAGGGATCGATTGCCAATAAAAAATGTAAACTACCTGACTGTGACAGCAGACATTTCGGACACGGGTACTGTCGGATACACTACTATTGCCTAATTGAAAAGGGGAGAAATAAATGATTGAGTTCACGGAAACCGAAGTGTTCAACTTTAAAGGAGCCATAAGAGGGGCTAGAAATAGCTGGGAAAGTCATGATAAATCGGATAGCTATTGGAAAAACGAATGCTCTTGTTGCGATCCTGAGTTTATCATCGGTCCTAACGACCACGCCCTTTTATTCAAACTAGCGAAGGCTGGGGGAAGCCATGCCAAATGGATGAGACAAGTCATGGTTTGTGTAGATATCAATGCTCCCTTGTATTGGTGGAAAGAGATGGATCAATATAAATTTATTGTTACGAACAGCGAGAGCACTATGCATACGATTCAAAGGAAGGAAATGACTCCTGAATTATTTTCTCTTGAAGATAGCCATGAACCCATAACTATTCCTTTATTTAAGGATTTAGAAATGCTCCGAAATATGTTTTTAGAAACTAAAGATCGTCGCATTTGGAAACTTCTTATACAGTTACTCCCTTCAGGTTGGATGCAAAAGCGTACCACAACATTGAACTACGCAACAATCGCCAATGCTTACCATGATCGTAAAGGGCATCGCTTATCAGAATGGCAGGAGTTTCGAGAGTGGGCTGAGTCGTTACCATATTCGGAGTTTATTACGGGGGTGAAGAAGGATGCCTAAATGCGGAATTGCCAGTTGCGGATATGTAACTATGACTGACTCTAGTTTTTGTGAAATTCATCAAACTGGAAAAGTTCAAATGGTTACGTATGATGAACTAAAGGAAATTATAAATAAACAAAAAGTAGATATGGTCAATCAACCCCCTCATTACACAGCAGGAAACCTAGAAGTAATCGACATTCTAAAGGATCAATTAACACCTGAAGAATATGAGGGATTTCTCAAGGGTAATATACTAAAGTACACCCTTAGATACCGCCTCAAGAATGGCTTGCAAGATTTGAAAAAATCGGAATGGTACTTGAAAAAGCTGATTGAACTGAAAAAGACCCTATAAGGGGTCTTTTCTATTGGTTTAAATTGTCAGAATTTTGAGATGGAGTCGATTCTGAGCCGTTTTGATTTGGCTTATGCAGATAAGCACTCACAAAAGTCACGATATAAAACACGATTTCTCCTAACTGTTGTATCTGCTCGCTGTCAAAAATCTGTTTTCCGAAGATGGAACTCACTAGACCTAAGATCAAGCTCACAATTGAAATCACTAATGATTTACTCATGATTAGTCCTCCTATTTGTTTTGTGGTTCTTGTCCAGAAGCTAGGCGAAGTTCATCTGCTAGTCTACCGAATTCTGGGTTCGGATCGATGCCATAAGCAGCTTGTAAAAATTCAATGATTTTGTTTGCATCTTCAGGTTTCATTTGATATCCTCCTTTCAGTTCTTTGAATAATCTATCCCACGGAAACTTCGGACCAGGACAGTCTTTTCTAGATACGCTGTCAATTCTGAAATGGCCCGTTATATGGATAGGGTCGATTGGGATATTCCATTTTTCAACTAAATATTTGTGAAGTTCAATAGTTGCTTTTGTTTGGGCTTCTGTTAATCCATCTTCAGGATATCCTTCATGTTCGATGGAAATGGTCCATAAGTTCGGATTTACCCCAGCAGGAAAGTTAGCTAACCATGATTCATCTGGTGTACTCTTTCTACCGTTTGCCCATGCGGTGCTTAGTTCATTTACATATTGATGAATCTCTCCATTTTTACCTACTCCAAAATGGGCCGATACTTGAGAAGCAGGATTCTTAAACCAAGAGTCTGTTCCTTCTAAAGTACCGCACATAATGTGGTTGACAATCGCAAGAGGCTTATAGCCTCTGCGATATAATTCAAAGTTCGGAGATCCAATCCACTGAATATTCATGTTGATTCCTCCTAGTGTATTTTCTTAACCATGGTTTCTATCTTTGTTAATCTCTCTTTTACCTCTTCTGATAGAGTTTGTACGATACCTAGATATCGTTGTTCTCTAACCCAGTTTGTATAAAGCACCCAGCAAACTAGGGCTGTAGCAGGACCCCAGATCTTCGCCACTTCGAATAACCATTCCATCACTTCGCCCCTTCCTTTGCTCGTTTTTGTTCGGCTTTCTTTTTCTTACCCTCATCAAGCCGTTTAACGAGTTGTGTTTTCTCAGGATCAAAGGCTTGTGGCTTACCAATAAGTAGCGATAATGGATCAACTTCCCCAGATGCTAGACCTGGAAGTTTACTCAATCCTCCTAGTTGTCGCTCCAGATACGGAATTAATGCATTTGGATCATAACTCATATCTTCCGTTGCTTTTGTTCGGTCAATAGGCTGCCCGTTAAAGAATTGCTTGTTCATATCCACTTCAATTGGAACTTTAGCAAACGGAGTCATACTGTTAAGCATCATGTGCATTGGATCTCCTAGCTTACTAAGATCCTGTAAAGGCAATCGAGGGTTCATCATATAATCTTGACCTTGATCATTTTTGATTCCGGTTTTCATATATTCCTCTTGAGCCCAATCAGGAGTAGCATTTGGATCTCCTGCTAAACGTTCTTTTATTTTTCCGTAAGTGGCGTAGTATCTAGGACTTTGCATGAGATGTTCGAGCTGGAGAGGGATATTGTTCTTTGTCCAAGTCCAGAACGGAATTCCTAAACGCATGACCTTATCGGCATTCGTAATCTCACGATAATTGAAGAGATACTTATGAACCATATCCCCCGCTTGCTGGGCTGAACCTGTTTTTGCTTTACCTTCTAAGAACAAAGCTAGACGAGTAAAATTATCAGCCATGTTTCCTACATCTTGCATCTGCTTCGCACCGGGCAAGTTTCGGATACCGTCAGCTACTTTATCTCCCCAAGTCGGCTTTCGGAAATTCATCATATTTCCTGCGTAGTCACTGACATGACCTTGGTTGAGAACTCCTTGGTCTAGGGCCTGTTGAACAAGTTTTTGCTCCTTATCATTCAACGTCCCTTTTTCTAGCTTTTTAAGCAAAATTCCTGCATCCTTATATCTCTTAACAGTAACTCCAGCCATCGCATTGTTTGCTACGTTACCGATGAAGTTGAAGAAGTGATGACTTGGCATAACAGAAGTAACTAGAGATTTCCAGATGTTTTGGATTCCGTTTAGTTGGTCTAATACATTTTGTACTCCCTTATCTGTGAACAGGTCGTGCATTTTTTGTAATCCCTGATACACTTCTTGATGAACGGCTGTTCCTACGGGAAGTCCTAACTTCTTAGCTTCCTGGGCATCCAACGTTTTCATTTCACCGTGACTGTTCGGAAAACTAATACGATCTTCAGATCGTTGAATTAATCCAGATCCTCGAAGGTCCTTATACAAATCAGCCATCGCAGAAGAACGAATGGAAGTATAGTAACGTCTTTCTAAAGCTTTACTCATATCTCCTTCAAATAATTGACGAAGGGCATTGGCTTCTTCCGTTTTCCCTTCCTTCATTAGTCCGGTAATCGCATCCTGCCAATCTGCTAAAGTCTGGAATCCTGTACGTTCCATTCCGTGTTTATTGGTTTGGGATCGACCCAAGAACTTTTTTAGTTCGGGATCATTTTGTAGTCGTTCAAGGATCTTTCTAGCTTCATCATCAGCCATTCCGAATACGTGAGGAAAATAATTTTGACGTAACTTTCCAACGGTCCCTGATTTTATATCCCTTTGACCAATACGATCTAAGATGTTCTTTACATGTTGAGCAGCTTCTAAGATTTTGTCTTTGTTCTTACCGTTCAGATAGTCGTCAATAGACTTTCCACCAGGAGCTTTATTTTCAAGAACATGATATACGGCATTCTTTTCTTCAGACGTAAGACCTTTGGTAATTTTGGATAGATTTTTCATGTCCATGTTCATCTGCTGAATATGACCGTAAACCCGATTATCGGTATTGCGGATCTTTACCGCAGCATCATTAACTAATTCATCCTTCGATAAAAGAGTCCGTGGATTTAAGATGTTTTTAGACAGCTTCGCACCTAGAGAAGATTTACCGCCCGCATCAGCAACGAATTTGCCAAATTGCTTTTCTAAATCATTTGCAATACTTTTAGCAGGCTTATCCAGTTTTGTTGCTTCACGAATCCATTCTTCGAATTGTTGGAATGGTCGGTAGCTTATTTTAGCTGTGTTTTGAGCTTGTCGTAAGGTATCAGCCACTTGACTCAATGATGTACGTACTTCATCGGCTGTTTTTCCTTTGATAGTGGAAGTTAATTGTTTAATGAAATCTCCATACATTTCCACACTCTGAGGAGCTAATTTATTTAATCCGCTAATATCGTCTGCGAATCCCTGAATTAGAGGTTCGACGGTTTTAGCAATACGTGGATCAATATTATTTAAGATATCTTCCGGTTGGAACTTAGTGTAATTCAACTCTTGATTGATGATTGGCTTTTGAGTTTTAATATCGTAACGAACATCAGGAACTAAATATTTTTGTAGATACTCTTTTACTGCATAGTCATTCGGTAAATTTCGCACAATTGCCGGATCGAATTGAGGTAAATTCTGCTTTAAATGGTCTAGTTGTTGTAAAGTTAGCTGAGAAGCATCGCTAGTTCCGTAAATATTCTTTAAGAAATCGGCATGTTCTGCATCCCCTAATCCCGCATCTGTAAGCAGTTTTCTTGTTGCTTCAGCTCCAACAGTTCCAATTGCAGGAGAAGACTTAATAAATGGACTTCCCATCCCGAAAGGTAACTGTTCTTTACTGATTAAACCTTTTGTAATGTTCGTGAAAGGTACATCAAGGTTTAATAGTGAATTCTGAGAAGTTGCTCTAGCTTCTTTAGCTGCATTATTAATAGCGTCTTCAGCAGAATAATATTTCTTAGTAGCTAACCGTTCTGCTAAGTTTTGATTGATGTTCGGGTTGCTTGCATATTTTGAAATTGTATTATCGTAAACTTGTTCAGGAAAACTAGAGAATACATCTTTACCCATTCTCCCTAATTGCATTCCTTCTTTTTCAGCAATCCCTTTCGCTGCTTGTAACGCTGCTTTCGTTCCGGCTTTAGCTACACTTCCAGCTCCAAATGTCAAATAAGTCAAAGGGTCAAGGGCTACATCTCCCACAAAACCTAAAACATCATTCCAATCGAGTTTACCTGGGGTGTCCTTAACGGCTGTTTGTGCGTTTAAGATGTCACTGAAAGATTTATGACCCTCGTTTTTCGATATTCCATCCCAAATATCCTGCATAACATGAGCATTACTCCATCCATTTTGTGCGATATCAGCTAAAGGATTGACAATTGCAGCTCTTGGACGATCCAGGAAATTTAAAGTATCTAAGAACCAATTGGATTTTGGTTCAGATGGGGTTGTTCCACTTAAATCAGATGGAGTCAAATTGATCGGATTGGGATTCTGATAACTAGAGAGGTTTGGACTCGGCTTTTTAAGCACCGAATCCAAGCCTGTCATCATTTGATTGTTTTGATCCCTATACCGATTCAGAATATCAATCATATTTTGACTAGGCATAACTTACCTCCTTTCTAGTACCATTTATTCGCATCCCAGAAACTAAGAGCTTTATAAGGATCTCCGTAATTTGGACGGTTTTTAATATATCGGATCGCTGCTACGGCTTGCTGATAAGGGTCGGATGTTCGACTGATTCCGGTGTCTCCCCATGTTCCATCTAAGAATTGGAAGAGTCCGTATGCTGTGGATTCGGGATTCTTATTTGTATTATCGAAACTCGATTCCCTAGCTGCTAGTTCTAGCATCGGAGTTAGCCAACTAGAAGGAGCTCCTTCGCTTTCTAATGCCTGCCGTATTGCGTTTGCTGCTGTACTGTATCCCTGTGGATTTCCTTTCGCATCTTCTGCTATTTTGTAGTAGTTCTTGTAATTGGCATCACCTCCTAATTGGTTATTGGAAAATCCGCACTAACATTTCCTTGGCTACCTGATCCACCCGTTGTATTCTGTTGAGCTTGTCCAAGATACGTATTTCCTTGGTTCACTAGATTGTTGTAGGTTTGAGTAAGAATCGCTTTATTCGTAGGATCAGTTTCTACTTTCAAACGGGCTAGAATGTCTTGTGCTCCTTGGAATGCTGTTTTAGCCTGAGCCACCAACTGAGAACCTGTTTGATTCCATTGTTGACTCTCTAGTTGTTTCATCTGCATATTAATGGACTGACGTTTTTCTTCTAGCTTTGTTGCGTTATTGTTTTCATTCACAGTCAACTGTGTTTGATTATTCCACTTCGCTACATTTTCACGGCTTGCATTATTTAAGTTAGCTAATGTGACCGCATTCGCATTGTTATTTGAAGCAATATTTGCAGCGTTTTGTAGAGTCGCTTTGGTATTTGCATCCACATTATTGAATTTAAAGTTTTCCCACAGATACTTCGTTTGGTCTGCTGCTGATAAGTTATTCCACTTATAAAGATCTGTTTGGTTATCTAGAACATTATCAGCCGATGGATTCAGCCACTTATACAAATCGGTTTGACTTTGTAAAGTTTGGTTAGCTGAAGGGGTTCCCCACTTCGCCCAATCCACAATATTTCCAAATTGATCATTCAAAGCTTTCATACCGTCTGTATAAAGTTTGCTGTAAGCATCGGAAGCTAGAGAACCAACGTTAATATCGGATAATTGCTTATAGGCATCATCCAATTGAGTACTGTACTGATTATTCAATGCAGAAGCTCTCGTTGCTGCATCACGGTAGACCCCGGATAGATCCTTTTGTTTAGCTAGAAGAAGTCGAGTATCTTGGTCACTTGCCAATCCGCTTCCAGCCAATCCACGGTTTGCCATAGCCTGTCTTGCAGCTAAGAAATTCTGGAACGACTTATCTTCTAAGGCTTGGTTGGAATCAGCAACGGAATTGTTGATCTGCTCAAGTCCTGTTTTCTGGTTTCCTTTTAAACGATCAATTAAAGTTTGTAAAGCATCTGTTTTCTGTTTGGCTAGGTCCTGAGCTTGTTTTTGAGCATGAGCCTGCCAAAGCTGTTGCATCTGCTGTTGCTGTTGAGCCAGCCAATCCATCGGATTTAATTGCTGAACAGGTTGAACCATTTGCGTTGGCTGTGCTGGAAGTTCTTGCGTTTGCGGTTGTGTTAGCTGTTTAAATTGATCAGCCGTAATGTAAGCTGTACCGTTGTTATTGGTGTATTGGCCTGGACTTAATACGGAAGTTTTTCCATCTTTAGATACCTGAATCGAACCTGTCGAGTTGTCATAATCAACTTTGTAACCCTGAGATTCTAACTGTTGACGTAACGCAACACCGGAAGATGCCGTACTTGTTGAAGGTATACTGTACTTCGATTGAGCATCAGCTAACTGAGCTTTTGCCCATTCTGCATTCCCCGTACCATTCGCCCCGCTAGATAACCAATTGAGATAGTCGTATTGATTTTGACCTAAACCATACGTATTAGCCGAACTAGGGGTTGTTGTCGAAACGCCTGAAACTTTCGTCGGAGTTGCATATTGGTTCACTACATTGTTAATCTTTTGTGATGCTGCATTGTAGGCATCTTGTAACGGACTTAGTACACTCGAAGAAGCCCATTGGGTCCCACCTGTGTTGGCATCATTACCGTAAGCAACGGCTCCTTTGGTTGGAACCGCCATACGTTGACCGTTAGATCCTAGAGCGTACCCTCCACCGTAGTTTCCTGTATATTGCTGGATACTCCCTTGCTGTCCGTATTGCTGAGCTGTTTTTAAATCGTTAACAACATGAGAAAATCCATAATGATCTGTATATGCGTATCCTGTACCGTTAAAGTTATTTCCATTTCTTGTCGTGGTACTAGAACTAGAGGTTGTCGGTTTAGATGTACTTGTTGACGAAATCTTCGGAGCTGTTAAAGCCATAACAAAATCCCCCTTTCTAGGAATCTATCATTTTTATTATACCAAAAAATAGTAGGTTTGGATACATAAAACTAGGGAAGCAAAATACGCTTCCCCGTTTTTATTTTAATACGCTTCGCCTGTAATTTGTGTGTACTCTTCAGGTGTGATCCATCCGGCTACCACAAATTCACGAACATCGCTATTTGTATAAATCCCCATATCGTAATAGGTTTTAATCGTATCGTACATCTCACACCTCCTATTTAATGTTGTTTTTAGCAAGCATCAACAGGATCTTCGCCTGGGATTCTTGCAACAAACGTACTTCAGACTTCTTCACTGGAGTATTACGAATCGCATCCAATTCAACTAGAGATAGTTCCTCCCCAGTTTCCTTATATGATTTGGAGTGATCCAATTCCACATGCCCTTCTGGAATCTCCGCATCATTTTCAATCAGAATTGGATTGTTCATGAACGGTTTACCTTCGATCAGTTCATATACAATTTTCATGGTTTATCCTCCTTTCTATTGTTCAGCTAGGAAATGGATGTTATTTAAGAATAACCAAGTGTTACCGCCTAAATAGATAGACACCGCACCATTTGAATTGATTTCAATTCGTGCCAGTATCTCCCCACTCCCATTATTAGAAATGGTAACCATAGAAATAGTTGTTTTCGGTCTATAACCTACTGGCAAATAAAACAACACTGTTCCTGCTGTCGTTGTTCCACTTTTAATGAATCCTTGAATATGAACTATATTAAATTCATCTTTAAAATAACTGGTGAGGTTTGTTACAGAACTATAATTTACCCACCCATTCAACAGCGTAGGAGCAATCCAATTCGGCTGATTCCTATTCGCCTTACTTATCTCTAACGCTGTAACCTTTTCCGCTAAATCACTGATATTCTGCGTGTTCTTATCCACATCTTTGCGTAGGTTGGATTCGTAGCTACCGTCTAGCGATAGGATGCTAGAACTAACGGCAAAAGGTTGGGCAATGTAGGTGACGGTGATTGGGTCTGTTCCGTTGTAATCTGATTGATTTATATAAATAGCTTCATCACCGTATTTATATGAACTTGCACTATACTTCCATTTCGTAAACTCTGTTCCCTTTAAATACACTTTGAGTATTTTCTTAGCCATGTAATTTAATTGGCTTGCTCCGTTAGGGTAGGCGTTAGAAATGTTGATATAGTAATATCCACTATCTAATTTAGGTTTCGCCAATTCCCTAACCTGAACACTCTCACCCAACTCCACTTGATTCGCTCCTGCTTGGAGTACAGGATACAAACCTTCTGTGACGATGGTTTCCTGTGTAGGTTGAGCGAGTTGGTAGAGTAGGCGGTATGGTGTGTAATTACTCGATGCTAAAGTAGTAGGGCATGTGGTTACATATACACCGCTTAATCCTCTAGCCCACCATGTTTTTGTACCAGTTCCGTCATAAAGTGTATTTGAATTTGTCGTACTATTACTCATCAACCACCCATTAAAATACGCCTGTATCTCCGCAACGCTCGGTGTATAGCTTTCGCCCCATCCCGAATCGGTGTCGGCTATGGATACATAAAATGCATCCGATAAAGCGAATGTATCTGCTGATGGAAGTGAACCTGATGGAATAACAGTTCCAATCTTTCCATCATATTTAACCAAGTTCCCTACATTAGTAACGAATCCAGTAAGAGGAATCTTAACAGTTTTATGACCTGTCGCATCTACCACAAAACTCCAACCCAACGTCCCATCCAGCACCAATTCCTTAAATCGTGACGTTTTCACAAACCCACCGTTGATTGGTGCTACCGAATCATAGATAGTGCCATCTACGCTACTTGCCAAGCTAGTTTGGAAGTATACCGGACTGTCGTTTCTTGGGACGAAAGGTAAGGCGGTTGAGCCAAGGTTGAGCATAGGGTTGGTGAAGGTGAATGTTCCAGAGGCAGTATTGCCACTTGTTACACGCACTAAAACTTGTGACACAGTCGGAGTGAATGAACCATTGGCACTTAACAGTACACCTGATGTATCATTCGTTCCGTTATAAACTCTTACTGTTCCAGACGTTTGAACGTTATACGTATACAGAGTGTTAGGAGTTACATTCACTAAAATATCTGTATTTTGGAATGTTCCTGTAGCGTTCAACGTCAATTTATATGAATCTGTTATGACTGCATTCGCATGTAACGTCCACTGACTAAAATCCGGTAAAAGATTGGAACCGTACACATTGACGTATGGGTTTTGCAAACTTTTCATATCGTCAATGTATGGGTACTTTTCCGCTATTTGTGCGGTTGTCATGGTATCAATGGCGTTGTATTCGGTTTGGGTGATTTCGAATAGGCGTATGCCATCATTGTTTACGGTATCCCCTATAGTTACTGTTCCAGCTGTATTGTACGCATATAAAAATGATTGTGTAACACTTGCTGGAGTTGTGAATTTAACATAGGAAACACCGAAGTTTGTTCTGTTAGATACAAAATTACCAACAGAAGAGGTACCACTACTGCTCACCGCAACTACTGTAGAATAGTTAGCACTACTGTTAAACGACTCTGAAATAGCAATGTAATAACTATTCGATTTTAACTTGGATGTAATGTCTTGGTACATACCCACGCCACTTGTGCCAGTAGCCGTTGCCTTAATAGAGTTAGAACCATATTTTTTGTTGGTCGAATCTAATGTAAGAGTCGAACTAAACCAAGGTGTCCACTTACTCGTATCCTCACAATTCCCATCACGCCCAAGAAGGTTAATGAGCGTTCTTCCTTTGATGGATAGGACGTTGAATGGTATTATTCCATCTCCCGTTGCGTTTACTAGATTCTGTCCACGAACTAAGGAAATAGGAGTAGCAGATATCGCCTGATCCACCTTGTCCAACGTTTGCGTAACGCTGGTGTGTAATTCTTGTCTAGTAATCATTGTATCACTCCTTTTCTATGAAAGATTGAATCTATTTGATTTTACGTTAAGGTAACACCTGCTGTATCTGACCAATAATTCATGGTTCCTGTAGCAGTTACACTCATAGTTCCTGTTACACCTGTAGTTCCTCCACTAAATGAAGGTGCTGACCTTGTGAATGGAACGTTAAAGGTAAATGTTACAGTCGTTCCACTTAATGATGTTGACCACCCACTATAAGATGCAGATGCTATTTTGCTTGCTACGGTTGATGCTGAATCACCTGCACTCACCGCTACGTTAAATGCTGTTCCTGCTAATGTTACGGTCACATTTCCAGAAGTGGTTGCTCCTGCCGTGACGTTTAACGAATCCACTTCTTGAACACCTGACCGTTGACAAGCAAGTTTTCCGTTATACCATACAAAATGACCGATGAACGAATTGACTCCACTTCCTGCTGTTGTACTTGGAAGAGAGGTAACGTTTTTATATTGCATTTCTCCAATATTGAGGTTTTTACTTTCGTTCGGATTGTTATAATCCATTGATCTATTCATATTAACAATTACGCCTGTCGAATAACTATTTACATTGCCATTAGTGCTAATGTTGTTGTATCCAGATGAGGACATATCGAGTAATACATCGCTCTTATATGCCACGTTATCTTTAATGGCTAAATTGTTTACTCCTGCTCCTAGCTTAATTCCAATCCAGTTATTAGAGGAATAGGTTGTTTGGTTTGCAGTAGATAGATTGGAGAATGTAGAAACATCACTCTTAGAACATTTTCCAAACGTGTTTCCTAGAATTTCATTTGCCGCTCCAGATGCCATTGAGATAGCGTTATAGCAAACATCAAACATATTGTCATTGACTTTCATCATCATTGATCCTGCATCCAAACGTACTCCAATATTGGCAAAGTCCATGAAGTTATTGTGAATATCAGAGTAATTCCCATACTCTAAGTCAATCAATATAGCGTTTCCTTGGTTTGTTCCGTCAATATAGTTATGATGGATTCTACTGTCAACCATTGTATTCTTCACGGTTCCTAGTCGTGTTGACAATAATGATGTGTAGATATTTAAGAAACGGTTATGATGAATGTTTGAAACGTTAGTTAAGTTTCCATTGATGACATAGTTGAAGTTATAAATCCAACAATTTTCAATCGTGGACTCATCCAATTGCATGAAATCAAATAAAATAGCACTCGAACCACTTCCACTAATTCCAAGGTTACGCATATCCACCGTAGTAACAAAATAACTACTTGCTGTACCTGGAGTAGTACCAACAAATACTTTTGTCGCTGTGGACGTAATGACACAGTTATTCAAATTTAAATTATTCGTACCTAGCAAGGTAATGAATCTTGGTATGGATAATGATGCAGTTACGTAATAATTACCCGAAGGAAAAAAGACAGGTTTCTTCTGTGTATAGGCATCATTAATGGCTTGTTGGATTCCTGCGGTATCGTTCGTTACTCCATCTCCTTTACAGTTATAAGGAGAAGATTTTACGTTGATGCAATTTCCCGATAAAATTCCAATTTCATTCTGAAATGCCGTATCAAACTTCGCTTTCGATACGCTGCCGTCTTGTAGCATTCTACCATCTTGATAAACAGACGATGTATCAAGTGCTTTTAAAATAGTTACATCTAGAGTAGTCGGTAAAGTCCACTGACCACTAAGTTTGGTAATGGTCTTTCCATCTGAACTGACGGAATAATCAACACCTTTTTTAATCAGCATTCCATTTTGAGATAATTGGATAAAATCCGTAGTAGCGTTATATTCAGGAATGTTTAACGTTACGGTAGAGCTGGCGGAAGCTAAGGTGATGCTTTGATATAATTGATACATTTTACCTAGCTGTTGTGGTTGCCATGCTGAAATATAATTTGAAAACTTATCGTCAGTTTGTGCTTGGGTGTAATAACGTCCATCATGATCACCGCTTAATTTATGTGTTTCAAGTGCAGTTCCATAAGCGTAGCGAGCATCTAGGGAAGCAGTGTCGATTTTGGTTACATCCACGCTGCCGTTAGCGATCTTTTCTCTAGTGATGATAATAGAATCTACTTCCGATTTTGTGTAACGATTTTCTAAATCAGTTGCATGGTCATTTATTGCATTTGATACTAGGCTGCGATCTCCGTTATAATCGGGACCATGCAGAACTTCACCGTCCGACCATTGTTTCAATGCTGGAATGTTGATTCTTGTAGATGCCATGTTTTCCCCTCCTTATGGTTTCTTTAATCTAAATTCAAGGCCAAACCCGAATATTTCGCAGGCTTTATCCTCTTGATGAATAAATTTCACTTTAATTCTTCGACTTTTACTTGTATTGGTAATCGAAATTTTATGACCGGATAACTTCGCATCTGCCCCAAATGTAGACTGTCCTAGTTCCCATTGACCAAATATAGAACCTTGATCACCTGCCTCTAAGTTAGGTGTAGATGTAACTTGCCATGTTGTGTAGCCATTCTCGTCTTTCACTACTTGTCCAGCTTCAGGAGATAAAGCAACTTGGTTATCGGCTGTGATCGTGACATAGAATTTAGCCCCTGTCGTCCCCAATAATACGTGAATTTTCTTCAGTTTTTTAAAGTTAAAGGAAGAACCTAAGTCTAAATACTTTGACTCCACAGGCATTTCGAACACTTCCCCGCAATCACTGTGAACAGTCTTGTCGTGAATGTAAATATTTCCTGCTGTGGTTAAGTTATAGACTTTATCTCCATAATGAGCGAATTGATTGAAATTCAGTTTTGTCGAAACATCCTTTACCCACATCGCATTATCGTAGTACAATCGGTAGACGATTGACTTTTGCGGAAAGCAGATCCAATATTGGCTGTCATAAACTAGGGAGCAAGCATCGCTGTCTTTAGGTAATTCTGACTTAATCGGAAAATCAATACGCTGAACATTCATCATCTCTAGTTTAAAATAATTCGGCTTTAGTTTCATAATTCCTTCATCGCTGAGGAAAATAATATCGTTCCCTACAACCTGAGCCGAACGTCCGGCTACGCATCCGATTCCATCATGGATTAGATATCTAGAGTAGTCATCTGTTGATTTTCCTGTTAAAGTTTGGATCGTTGTTTTCGTAAATACGACTAACATATCCTGGTATCGAATAACAGATGTGATCGGCTCTTGCTTCCCTGTATCAAACTTAATCGTATTAGTAACAGGAAAGTATCGTGGATTGTTTAGATCCGATACATACATTTGATAAGGATTTGTATCATCTAGAGAAAGTAAGATACGATCCCAATGCAATAGGATCTTTCTACACTTCTGAATCCCCGTAACAGGTAAGTCGGTGTTGGATTTATCCTCTACTTGATTGACAATATAGCTAGAGAGAACATAAGTGTTGGTATTGGTTTGGTTGGCGTTGTCACGAACCGTTACCTTAATATCGTAAGTTCCAGCACTTGTTACATTAAAGTTATAACTTTTACCCGTTGTTCCGTTGGTCCAATCCCGACCCAGCGTGTAAGTGGTTTCGGCCGACTTTTTATATTCCCATTTATAATCGACAGACGTGATGGAAGCAGGCTTATTAATGTAAGCCGTCATGCTCATATTTTGATTGACTGTAGCTGTTCTTTTATTCGGTTTAATTCCCACGGCTGTTAAAACTGTATCCACTCCATCCTGTACATAGGAATCAGGATTGGAAGCTAGACCGTTGGTTCCGATATAGATAGCTTCCATAACCGTTGGTGTGTAAGGCGTTACCGTCACAGCTGACCATGCAGAACCGCTATAGGTTACTTCAACCAACTTGGTACCCGTTGCCCAAAACATGCTGGTTCCGTATTGGACCCCCTCAACAGGAAGAGTAGTTTGGAAAGTGAAAGCCGAACCACTATCTGTTATATTGATCTGGGAAATGGTTGAACTTCCAGCCTGCTTCACATAAAGTTTTCCGCTAATCGCTAGGATGAGATCCGGTTCGGTTTGCCCTAGCCGATAGAAGAAGTTCATTCCCTGTGCCGTTCCGGCTTGAGAAACTAGAGAAGTTCTACCCGTTCGACGTTTGGCTGACCCTCGGCCTGAAAGATCCACATTCTGCATTAAGGGGAATTCATTGTCTTTCAATTTCTCATTGGAAGTCTCTGAATTCAAACCGCCTGAGAAATCCATGTAAGCTTCAAAGATTTTTTCGCTTGGATTTGGACGTATATTCTGTCGCATAATTCACCTCCTACCAGGTCCAAAAGTTGTAAGGAGGTTCGACAAAATCTTGATGTTCCTCCCATAGAGCTGTTACTTTATCATTCGCTGCACATGTATACGTTGTGAGCACGAAGGTCTTATCGCTATTTACAATGATATCTTTTAAAGAACTGTTCACGTAAACTTTCAGATCCCCATAAGTTGGATCGTATCCCTCTTTGGTAATCTCAAAAGTGGATTGACCTAATGTGGCAATAAATTGCTGGGATAAACGATCATCCCTGTACTGCATCGGAACTTCAAAGGCTGCGATGAATCGCTTTTTTAAATCGTCATATTGCTGGGCAAATACGTTTGATTCTTGGAAACTACCATCTTTCTCTAGGTATTTTACAGTACAGAATAAAGCTACCATTCCGTGAAATTTTGTAGGGATTCCCGAACTAGAGAGGTCGGAATTTGCATTCACAACTAGAGGAAAGTTGGCATCCAAGTCAATTCCTAGATCCGCTAGGCAAGCGTTGACCCATCGTACCGTATCATCAATGAGTGGAAGATCCTCCACTAATGATTTGACTTCTAATTGAATATCACTGACTAGCATGATTACACTCCCTTCTTACTCCTTTTCTTAGGAGTTTCTGTGATTACTTCAACTTCTTCATTTGCTTCAGACTTTGAAATTAACTTGGAAAGTAGTTCGTTGTTTTTCTTTAATTCATCTACAATATCTTGCAATAAATGTTCAGAAATAGTAGTTAAGCGATACATAATGTCCTCCTAGTAAATACCGAACTCTTTACGTTTTCTTCGTAAAGTAGAACGGTCAATTCCTAATTTATTTGAAGCTTCTTGAAGTGTCCTTGAAGAATTAATTGCTTCAAGAATTTCTTCTTTAGAAATATTTTTATACTTAACATTTAGTTCTCCAGCGTGGTGTTCCTTTGCATGACACGTTCTGCACATAGTTAAAAGGTTCTCCAAAACGTCAGTGTCTTTAGGAGTTTCGTCTATATGGTGAACGATAAGTTTACTTTCTTTAGATTCACCGCAAACTGTGCATGAATAGTTGTCTCGTTTAAGTGCTTCGTATTTAAGACCTCCGAAGTAAGTGCGGTTGTGATAGTCCAAATCAGCTTTTCTCTTTTCTTCTCGGTACTTATCGCCCCAGCGTTTTGAATACTCCTTTTTCTTACCTGACAAAACTGCTTTGTTATTCGCATTTTTTCTAGTGCATTGTTTGGAACAACACTCTTGCTTTGGATGATTCTTAGACGGATCGAATGTATTTCTACAAATTACACATGTTTTCATTTAAAAACACCTCCTCACTATATTTTAGCAAGGAGGTATTTTGATTGCAATCTAATTCGTGGTAGAATTAGTTATATTAAATTTATGGTTTAGCCCCTATAATGCCTCTAAAATCACTAACGCCATAAGAGAAACGCATACGGCCTTTGTACTTCGCAACGTCAGTATCGAAGTCAGTATCTTGCTTGAAGTTCAAGCGTTCTCTCCAGAAGAAGTTCAACGGATTTAAGCTAGAATCAACTAGGAACCAACGACCATCGTCAGTCAAGTAATCAAGAACGATTACATTGAAACGGCCCTTCATTGGGTTGATATCGTTGTTGTTTGTTCCAGGTAACTGAGCAGATTTGCTAATCTTTTCAGCCGTGAACTCAAGTCCACGTGGAACGATTAAAGTATCAGGAACCATTTGAATAAGGATTCCTCTTTCATCTACTTGCTCACGTGCAAGTTTCATACCTACTTCAAGGTTTGCTTCAGTTAAAGCTAGAGCTCCTACGAAGTTGTCAGTAGTTCCACCGCCAAGTAATACTTGAGTGTCAGAGATCAAAGGTTGACCCTTTAATACTGCGGTAGTGAACGCATTGTTCAATACAGAAGCAGCTTGAGTTTCAATAGTGGCACGTGCAGCACGAGCTAGAGCTTTTGGCATCTTGTTGATGATGTTAGTCTGCTCATCGTCTACTAATTCCTTCTCTAGTTGGAAGCCTTGAGAGAAAGTAGTATGCTTGTACTGAATTGTGTCAGTAGGAGTTGGATCATGGAATTCAGTAGAATCTAAAGTTCCTTTAGGATTCCAAAGTCCAAATCCACCCATTCTTAAATCTGTTTCAATCGCTTTGCTAGAAGTCAAAACGTTGAATACTTTGGAGTATTGTTCAGCCTTTTCCTTGTAAGTTTCGAAGAAAGTCTTACGTAAACCTGGTTCAAGTAAACGACCATAATTTCCGCTAATTACTGCCATTGATTATTCCCCCTCTCTATTAGACTAGTTGTCTAGCCGTGATTACGACATAAGGCTTACCATTAACAACTTCTACGATCTTTGCGATCAAAGTAGTTGTATCCGCAGTATCAAGGTTGCTAGAACCGTCGATACCGTAAGCAGTTCCAACAGTCAATGCACCAGCACCCACTTTGTCTGCTTCGTAAATTGCGTTAGGAGCAGTACGAACTTTTCCAGTTACAGGCTTAGTTGCTGTAATTCCTTCAAAGTTAAACCCTTCTAACACGCCTAGAACATTTGTATCACCTGTAGCAGCTAATACTAAGTTACCGGAACCGTTAAGGCGAACCAAGTCACCTTTTGCAGCAGTAACAGCATAAGTCGTATCTAAGGTGAAGTCTTTTACTGGAGAAATCGCATCTCCATCAATGCTTTTACGATACCTAAAAGCCATCTTAAAACCCTCCTCTTTTAGTTGGAATTATTTATATTTGAGATAATCCTCCTCGGACATACCTAGCAATTTAGCAGCCCAACGTTCTTCGTCTGTTAGCGTGGCTGTCACTAGAGGTTTGCCTCCTTGGGGTGCTAACGGACTTTTTGCACGACCACTCACTTGAGCTAGAGCTTCTTGACGAGCTTGTTCCCGTAGACTCGATTCGATTTTGGACCAGTGTTTAGCGATCACCACTTCTTTAAGAGGCATGTTCGGATTCTGATATTCTTGCAACATAGCTACAGCAGCTTGTCCTAAATCATCAGACGACAACATCGGGTATTCCTTTGCTAAGTTGGCTTTCTCCATTTCAATACGGCTATTCCAGGATTCAAACTGAATACGATTCAATTCATCCCGAAGGGATTGAATCTCACTTGTTTGCTGTTGCTTCTCCTGTTCTGCTCTTTTCAGATACTCAACAGGCACTTGAAGCCTTTCAGCTTCTCTTGCTAGTCTTGCTTCTTCTAACTGAGAAAGGATCTGCTCCGGTGGTATTCCGTATTGTTCTTGTAAAGCCCTAGCAATTCTCGCTTGAGGCGATTCGGCTTCCCATTGTTTACGTGCTTCTTCGATTTGTTTCTGCAATTGCTGTTGTCTGCGTTGTTCAGCAAACCTCGCATTCTCTTCAGAAGATTGAACTTTTTTCGGTTCCTCTGCTAAAGGTTCAGGCTCAGGTTCAACCTCAGTCTGTTCTTGTTCAACTTCTGTTTGTGGTTCTGCTTCCACTTCTGGTTCCACTATAGGTTCTTCCGATTGTGAACTCTCAGGTTCAGCTTGAATCGGATCTCCGTATTCATCTATATCGACGTTTTCAATGAACAATTCATCAGTCATGCTTCTACTCTCCTTTGGATTTTTACGCTGTACCTAGCGAAAATTTTACTGCATAGGCTGTTTGCGGTTGCCTAACCGAACTCTAGCATTCTATTAATATATTACTATAAGAACCACTATTTGTAAATACACCAAATAGAAAATAGTTATTACAAAACAACCATTGTATAGAATACCGCCCAAATGGTTAATATGTATTTTATAAACGACTAGCAGTAAACTAGAGATAGGAGGTGTGTCATGCTCGATCAGTTTGAATTTTGGATCTTATTTGGATTGATTATAATTAGCGGAATTATGACGTTCATACGAACTAGGGATAATGTAGATATTCAGCAGCAGGCTCAGTATTATCGACAGTATTGCCAAAGCTCTATTGAGCGAAAGGTATTTGATGGATTAGTGGGCCGGGGAATCGTTCCTGTTACTCAGCTAAAGATCGGCAGATATTCGATTGACTTGGCTTTGCCTAAGTATGGAATTGCGGTGGAATGCGATGGGTTGATATGGCATAGTTCACCGGAAGCGGTAGCGAAGGATAAACGTAGGGATGCTTTTCTCGCTAGTAAGGGATGGAAAACATTGAGGTTTACAGATAAGGAAATTAATGAAAACCCAGATCGGGTAGTCAATTTAGTTCTGTATGAAATAAAGAACCCCTAACTTTAGGCATTAGTTAGGGGTTAATTCCATTACACCTAGGGAGTGATAACGGAAAGAATTTACGATTAAGTGTATTATACTATTTCTTACGTACCTTTGACAAGGTATTTGATACTTCTTTATTCCACTTATCCGCTCTTGCTTTATTTGGATCTGACTTAGACAATTTCGGTGTGTTTGCTTTTTCTAACTTATCTACATTTTTAGAAAGACGCTTTACATCTTTCATTGGATCGGGCTGCTTTTTACTAGCCATGACTTCACCTCCTAAATTTGTGAAAAAGGCATATGCTTTCTTCTTAAATTAGTTGCAAAAATTTCAGCTTCTTTTAGATCTATGAAATATCCAAAGTGTCTTTGTTTACCGTTTACGGCCATTATTACTTGCCACTTGTTTCTAGGTTTGCACCAGGAAACATTTCTTACACCACTTACTGTATTTCTAATAGCTCTTCTATTCTGCATATTTTCTTTATGAGCAGCTAATCTCAAATTACTTCGAGTATTATCTAGCGTATCGTGATTTGCGTGATCTATATGAATGCCTATAGGAACATCTATTATAAATCTGTGTAATTGTATTTTTATTTGCTTCGGCTTATACAAATGTCCGTGAACATAAAATGAATCTGTGTTTGGATGATAACTAGCGTACCAAGTATTAGGGAATTCTTTTGCTTTCTCTAAATCACTGGTACTGATTATACATTCGTGCGTTACGCCTTTTCCATTCACATAAATACAAGTGACATCTCCACGAACTTCATAATTATTTTTCATATTAAATACCTCCCGAAGTATTTTCCCAAAAATAAAAGTAAGGCAGGAAGTGGGATTCTTCTTTTCGGGAGCGACCCTAGCCTTACTTAATTATACCATATTAAACGCCACGTGTCATGTTACTCATAGCAACAGCATTCGCACTACCTTTCGGAGCTGTAGGTTGATTTGCCATTGTCGGTTGTCCGCCATTTTTCATATCATTTTGTTGCTCTTTCATTAATAATTCACTGGATAACTGAATAGCAGCTTGGCGAATATCATTTTCATTTATACCTTCTGCTCTCATTTGTGATATTCGATCTGCTATCTGTGCCATTTGATCTGCTAAATTCTGAGCTTCTTGAGCATCCTTTTTCTGTTGATCTTGTTGCATACGGTATAAAATTTCTTCTTTAGTATCGAAGTCTTGAAACTTAATCCATTCCTGCACTGTTATTACAGGCGGATCAAATTGAAATTGACCTTGTAATTGTAATAATTGATCGGCCTGTTGACGCTTGGTTGCCTGAGTAACCGGAGCCTTTGCATATACATCGGACTTCACACGCCATTCCAACTGTTCCGCAATATCCCCGGATATCGGTTCGTACTCTCCATATTGCGGTTGACCGTTCGGCCCTGTAGTCGTGATCGGTCTTTTATCCTGCCATTTGTAAAGAATAAAGGTAACAATCAGATGTGAGATTCGTTCTACGAACTCGTCAATCTGTATCATCTTATCCTTGTCACGGATCGTAGCACGTTCAATTAAGGAATCTACACCTGTAGAAGTGGTAAGTGATCCCACTGACTGTCCGGTATACGCTTCATTAACTCCGACAGCTTCTTTAATGTCATTTTCTTTTCTGTCCTTCAATTCAAACAAAGACTTCGGAATATCCATCGGTTGAACTACAGAGATGGCTTTGCTTGCATCCACGTTACTTGTCCAAACTTTACCTGGAAGGGTCCCTGTTCTTGCTAGTTCCTGAGCATTGATACCAGACTCACGCAAGACAACCTTTTGCGGGTTTTGATGCAACACACCTAGGATGGATGCAGTCTGGTCCAGCTTATTGATGATCTTTTGATTCTCCAGAATATCCATAGCCGTTGAAGATCCAAAGAATTCGGCTTCCTCTTCTTCATCGTAAAGAACGGCGAATGGGAATTCTGCTGGCTTGATATCTTTCAATCGAAGAAGAATAAAGTCGGCTTCTTTTAGATAATACGTACAGTTATAAATCCATTTACCGCCTTTAAATTCACGGTCCCAATGCGTATGAAGAGTAACCATTTCATCCCCTTGAACGTTCATTCCGTTATTCAAAGGAGTCGCTTCACGCCCGTAAATCGCCCCGGATTCGTCTTGATCTTGCCCCGGTCCTGCGATCTTTAGCTCCTGTAGTTTCTTACCCGCATACTTTTGAAACTCAGGATTTTCCTTGATTTGATTAACGGAGAGGATTTCTGTTACTTCCACATACTTACATTCCTCTAGACGATACGCATCTGAATCTGGGAAGAAGTTCGCCACTGGGATACGTTTTACGCAAATGTCTCCCTGGAATAGACGATTACGCAAATCGTTCTCTCCATAGTACTTTCCGTAAACATCATCCTCTGAGTAAACGTAAGCAATCGCTGTACCCTGGAGTAATGCTCGGTCAATACTACGACGAACTACACGGGGAACTTTCTTCTTTTCCCATACATGGTCATACGCCTTTTGCAATCTAGAGATGTAAGCAGCATCTTCCTGATACTCAGGAGAGAAGTTAGCTTTCGGAATCGAACTAGCGAGATTGGCCCGCTTTAAGGTACGTACATATCGGATACGGTTGGTTACTGGCTTTGGAACCCATGGTGGGATCGCTTGATTCTTCCATTGATCCCCACGGTCAAATACATCTAAGGTCTGCCAAAGCTTACGCTTTTCAGTAGTAGAACTAGAGGATTTGCGGAATCGTTGGTAGTATTTTTGAATCAGTTTTTGTTCCTGTGCGGGTGTTAATTTGGGTTGTTCTTTCTCAGCCATTAGTTCATCCCCTCCTGTTTCATAAACTCATTGAGCCATTCTACGCTTTCTGCATCTAGATCCGGGTACGCTGGCTTTTCTTCTTTGACCTTCTTGACCTTTGGTTCCGGTTTCTGTTCAATGATGGATCGAATGTCCTCAAGAACTAGGAGTCCGACAGAAGTTACAACCGCATGGGCTTCATCAATCATACTTTGAACTAGGGTGGCGTAGTCGTCGGTTGTCAAATCGTAAATCATATAGGAGCCATCTTTGTAATAAATAGCGTATGGATATTTCTTTTTAGGCGTTGCCATGTTTCTCCTCCTGTAACATTTTCTCTACAGCATTGTGGAAATCGTCCAATGCTTCTTCATTCATATATTTCTGTAGTATCCAGATTGGATAGGTAATACTGTGAATTCCGTACCCCTTGGATGTATGATGAACCCTACATAAGGGCATAGTATTGATAAGGGTATCGGGATCATGGAAATCGACTTTGGATTTTTCAATAGAAGTCCAAGCCGACCACTCTATAATACTGTGATGGATCTCGATTCCTGGTGAACAATATTTGTTGTCAATGAAACACGGTGCGTCGATTTCATGGTAGTGTCGTTTAATGTCTCGAAACGCCTCAGATTCTTTACGATCTGGGTGATCTTCGTAGTGGGCTAGTTCTATTAATCGTCTAATCTGATCGTGTTCTTTTGTCATTACTCCTCCTATTACATTCTTTTAAGACTCCAAAGCATCGCTACTAAGAAACATGTACAAAAAGTTATGAGAGAGAAAAATCCTGCATCATGCAAATATAGATTCCAAAACTCAAACATAGCTCATCCAGTCTCCTTCTTTATGTCTTTCTTCCATATCATCGGACCAATGCCATTCGTTTTCTTCTTTACGGAAACTAGAACGGGTGTATTTGGGTGTTTCGTAGGCTCCTGCTTTGAGTAATTCGGGATCATCGGGTAATTTCATCATCATGTAGCGTGTCGCATCGCATGAGTGTTCGTTTACCTTCATAGGTTTTTCGTCAGGGTTTTTATCATCGTCAATTGTTATTTCAGGGAATTTGTAATTTAGATGTTCTCTTACTGTATTTACACAAGTAGAATAAACCTCTAATTTTCCCCTTTCAACGTATGAATTTACCTTTAAAATCCCTGTTTCTATGGAGTTGTTCCCTTCAGTAAAGAATATCCCGTACTCTTGATAAAGACCTTGTACACTTTTTCCGTTCACTGGGTCTGTTTTATTTCTTATACTCGGATCTGCTACCATGAAACGTAGTCTGCCTATCGGTATTTCTTCTAATAAAGGCTTTAGATTTTTAGCATGTTCAGGAACTAGTGTGTTTGGTTTGTAGTATTCATTATAAATAACTACTTTTCCCTTTTCTGGATCAATTGCTCCAAAAGTAACCGCAGTCGGATTTCTCAAGCCGTGATCCATTCCGATTACTCTTTCCCAACTTAAAGGAATTCCGAAACGATCTGTTTTTCCTTCTACAACAGGGTAAGGATCTACAATACACCTATTAAAAGTGGGGTAAACTTGACCATCACTGTGTTCGAACGAACCATTTAAGAATCTATCTATCCACCATTGAGGTCGACCTTTACTTGTAATTTCATAAAAATCTGGAGGAAGATATTTATTTAACTTCGTTTTCCAGATATATGTTGTGATAAATGGGTTATACTCTCCATGTTCTGGATGCCTTGGATCTTTTCGTTTTTCGTTGTCTACGAAAATTTCTTTAATCCATCCTAGTGATGGGTTAGAACACACAAATATGGCTTTATTCTTTACGAAAGGGTCCCTCATACGGGTAAGTAGCTGCGTATAAATAGACTCCTTGATTCCGCTTGCTTCTTCAAGATGGCATATACCCATATTGATTGAACGAATTTTCTCTTCATCATCAACCGGAATTGTGTAGAAAGTGAATCCATTGATGAGTTTTATTTCCCCATCTGATTTATTATAAGACTCAATTAATGGGGGAGGGATTACTTCTCCCAGCAACGTTTTTATTGTTGTTCTTTTCAATTGCTGTAATGTCTGTGCCGATAATAAACCTGTTCCATTCGGATTTTCTAATGCTCTCAGAAAAACTTCCTGCAAAGACGCTCTCGATTTTGATGAACCGTACCCACCAAATATTCCAATTAACTGAGGCTTTATAGATCCGTCTTCAGCTACAGTATATGGAGTTGCGTGAAACTCTTCTTGGTGAGGTTGCGGAACATAAGTCAATTCTATAGCTCCGCAACTAGGGCATATTAGATAGGACGGGTGTTTATCTTCAGGTTCTTGCATTGTGCCGTTATAGCAGCCTTGGCATTCAAAACTCATAGTTCATTCACCGTTTCCATAATTCTATCTGCATGTCTGCTAAATTCACCACGGTAGTTATTAACTAGGAAAGATTGGGTGCTAAATGGTTTCTTCAGCATGTGAATCATATACGCCTGAAAAGGAATTAATCGCTGTCTCGGAGTACGTTCAGGGTTTCGGTTGTCTAACTGCCCTGAATGACCGATCATTACCGATTTTCCTCTTTCATCATGCAAACGAGTAAACACTAACTGAAGATCGGAGAACTGTTTCGCATTTTGAGATTCATCCACAATAAGGAATGTTCCCTTTCGATTGCGTCCTCTTTCCGTAGTGTCTGTTTTTAGTTCAATAATTCCTTGATCTTTAAGGAACTTGAATCGTTTATAAGGAATCCCCAATTCTTCAAGAGCATCAAAGAAAGGATAGAACAGCAACCGTTCTTTTTCCTCCAGATCTCCTGGAAGGAATCCGTTCTTTAGATACCGCTCATCCACAAATCGCATGTAGACCAATTTATCAACTAGACCTTTTCGAAGATGTTCAAAACCTTGATAAACAGCTAGAGTAGTTTTACCTGTTCCTGATTCCGCATCTACTCCTGTAAAAGTAAATTTCTGTATGTTAGACATGTATCGTTTTTGGTATTCGTCAGGGTTATAAGGAAGTGTAGTTAGAAAAGGATTTTGAATAAAATCATTTTCCTGTCGTTTATTTTCGGCTACTTTTTCTCGTCTCTTTGCCATAGGTTTCCTCCTGACTTGCTATATTAACTGATTAGTTTTCTGAACTAGGGCTAGAAGGTTTGGACTTCTGTTGGCTGGCTTTGATTTGATTCATCTCATGTTGGTGTGATAATTTTTGTTGATTCTCTATACCCTTCATTTCCATCTCTCTTGCTTTCATCGCTAAGTTCATTTGACTCTCATTAGATTTATGCTGTAAATCCACTTGTTTCATCTGTAAATCCTGTTCGTGAGACTGTTGTTGCTGTTGGAGTGTCATCTCATGTTTCTGCCGGTCCATCTCGAGGCGGGCTTTTTCGAACTGGAGAGAACCTTCAATGTCGGCTTCTCGTAGGGTTTTGATCGCCTGAGCTAGGGATAGTACCGTCTTTGCTTGAATGTCTTTATTTAAGTTCGGGTCCTGGGTTGTTTGGTTCATTAGGTTAATAACGCCTAGGATGCTTTGCTCAATGACTTGTTGTAATTGTGGGTTTGGGTTTACTTGTGGTCCTTGGTATTGTTGGGCTAGTTGTTGTTGCATTTGTGCGAGTTGGTTTGGATCAATTGCCATTAGGCTTGTCCTCCTTTATTATGAAAAGTCAAAATACTGCTTTCTCATTTCAATTGCTTTTACATTAGCTTCTTCAGAAGTATTGAAATATCCTCCATGAATTGCCTTTCCATTCACTCTTACTTGAGCAGCCCATTTATTTTGTGATTTCTTAAAGTAAACTCCTCTGTAACCGGAAGTATTTCTTTTCTTCATATTAAGATTTTGCATATTTTCAGAATGAGAAACAATACGAAGATTTGACTTTCGGTTATCTAAGGAATCTAGATTAATATGATCAACTAATTTTCCTTCAGGACAGTCGGTTATTAAACGATGAAGATGCAAATGTCCACCGTTCCATTTACCCCAAACATACATATGTCCTGATCTGTCTTGCCTACCAAACCAAGTCATATTGTATTTCATTAATTTAGGTAAATCTTCGGTGTCAATAACTGTGAAATTTTTGGACCCCTTACAATTAAATATTATAAAGGTCTTATCCCCATTCACGACATATACATTCTTCATTATTTAACCTCCTTTACTTTAGGACGACTAATCTGATGAAGGACTACTGTACGATTGTTATTCTGACTAAGGTATATTCCTGCCAAATCATTAATCTCTTTTGCAGCAGCAACGTTCCCTGACATGGCCTGAGCCTGTAGGGACTTGAGGGCCTTACGCTGGGCTACGTCTGTGAGTCGGGCCATTTCTGCTTTGATGAACTGGCTGACGGGGGGCAGAGCTAGGAATTGTACCCATAGATCCTTGTTTCCCGTGTTGGTGTGTTGTGTTAGTTCGTCCGGTGTTAAGTAAATAGCGGTTGGATCTTCTTCGAATTTGATAGCTAGGATAGCGAATAGTTCTTGTTTTGGTGTTGGGAGTTCGTTGAACTGTTGGTTCTTTTTGAGCATTTCGATTAACATTAAAAATTCACATCCTTTTCACCGCAACGTTCACAGTGAATAAACGTTATTGTACTATATTGGTTTCTGTAAGTTTGAATCCACTTATGAAATCCAAACATACAAAATAGCTTTCCAATCACCCGATTATTCCCCCTATACTCCTTATATTTCCTTTAATACAATTATAACATAAGGTGGTATTTTTGGGTATACCCACCTCTTGTAGTATTCCAATTATTTTTAGTCAAATAAAATGCGTTTTGCATAGCCCCTGGCTAGCCCCCGAACCCTGGATATACGGAGTCCCTTTTCGAGCCATACCCCTAGGGTGAGGGGTGGGGTAATCAAAACCGATATAAAACAAAACCAAATGAAAAATAAAAGCTAAAAATAAAAGACAGCTAGCAAGCCCGTGACAGTACTGACAGCTAGGGATAGGGTAACCGCCTAACGCAATGGCTCGCACTCGCTCGCAAAACACTAGCCATTAGAGGGATTGGACAATACTACAAACTTTTTTAAAACTTGTAGTTGACATAGTAGATGACACGTGATATGATGTAATCAAGGCAAGGGAAACACGATAAAAACTAGGGAGTGATTCAAATGTTAAAAGTAAAATACTATCAACCAAATATCCATGGTGAATTAGAGTTAGAAAGAAACTTTTGGGATCATGAAGAGGGCGACATGCTAACAGCCTACGAACAATTCCAAACATGGTCTAAAAACATGGTAGACTTTGAACTATACGATATGATCGAAATAAACTAGGTGGCTTCGGCCCTCAAACCTTCTAGAATCAATTCTAAGACGTTTTAGAGTGGTTTAAGGGATTACATCTTAAACCCTCAATAAGCCTCTTAGAAGGCAAATAAACTAGGGAGTGATAACATGTTAGTAGTCGAGTACAAAGGTCGTCAGTATTATGCAAGAAAGGAAGGAGCTCGTTTTCTCGTATCGCTTGATAATTTGTTTAGCTGCGGGATCTTGGTTAGCCCTTGCGAACTGAGGGTGATCAAGCGTCTTGTATAGGCTCCAGTAGCGGGCCTTACCTCCCTTATTCAGAATATTCATAATTGTGTCCAGACCCTCTGTAAACGGAGTTTGTCGTACAAAGTTTTTTTTCCTCTGGCTCTAAAAATGTGGTCTTCTAAGAATTCCCCTTTTTACTTAATAAATAATACTATTGCTTAATTATTTTAAATTTAATATAATTAAGTTAATGATATGTAAGTACTATACTTATTTTGTTAAGCAAAAGGGGGAATTTGACCCCACCCTAATTTTCTAGAGGGGGGAGGGGGTGCCATTTTGTTAAGTGTTTACAAACTCTACATTCCCTGTCTTACACTCATTAATTATAGTAAAGGAGAATAATACATGTTAAATCACATTGACGTAGTTTTATGCTTAAAGATTATTAAGAAACAATACCCTTTTATCACTTCCGAAACCATTCGAACAGCATTACACGAATACACAAAACTTCCATTTACACCACGGGATATGCACATGATCGAATCATCCGTAGAGGATATCTCAACAAAACACCTAGTTCATGGCCTTAAAGAGAAGGGCTATAACGTGTCAGGAATCGCTAACTTACTGGAAATCTCTCCAGCTGCGGTCTCACAACATTTAAAGGCACCACCAAAAAAGCTGTACACGTGTCACATTATAGCAAGCATCGTGAGAACATACGAATCAAAGAAATTCGGAGAATGGCAATCGTACTAAACACAATCAAAATACTACAAACTTTACGTAAACATTTCCTAAATTGTCTATACTACAAACTAAAACCACAAAACTACGAAAATTAATACAAACTACAAAGGAGTTGATTCCAGTATGCAAACGATCCAAAATATTGTAGTAGACGAAAAAAGCCTATCATTATCCTTCACCGAGACAATTCATAGTAAACATTCGATCATTATTCGTAAGGTAATCATCCGGCATACTCCTGGATATTACCCTTATACTGTAGAATTTTATAAAATCGGAGAATCAAAGCCCTATAGAGTACAAAAGAAGGTATCGAAAGAACATCAGCTCATAGCCCAACAATTAGCGGATATTCACCATGAAAAATCAATGTTAAAATAAATACTACAAAGAATTTAAAAAATGTAGTTGACACTCACAAAAACTTGTAGTAAGATTAAATCAAGAAGGAAACAATAAAAACAAAACCTAGGGAGCGATGAAGAATGAAAAACACGACATCTTACGGATACGGATTTAAAAATGGTTGGTCACTTCAATTCAATGGAGACGGAAACGGGTACATGAGCAATTACGATAAAGGTCTAGCTTTTAAATTCTTTGTGGGATACGATTTCCAGTTTTATGGATATCAAATGGATGGCAGCCAATGCCCAATGCCTAAAATCCCAAAATACATTAAAGATGAAGTAGTAAGAGAAGAAAAGAAACGCAGAAAAGACAAAGCAAGTCATTGGGCCTATGTAGGCTAAACAATAAACAAAGCCCCCAGGGGCTTTCCATAAACGAGAGAATCAATCTAAATTCTCTAGTTTTAGAAAATCCTAGGGAGGAAATAACAAATGTTAAAAACAAATGAAAATACGATTTTAAATGGATACTTGGTAACTATCGGAATTAATAATGTCATCATATTTCATGTAGCAAATAATTTAAAGATTGAATTCTGGAAAGATGAGGAAGGATACAAGGCCGGATTTGCTTACAAAGATAATCGCAGTTTATCCGGAGATCGTTATTCCTGTTATCGCCTAGATATTCGCCCAGTCCCTAAGAAATGGAAAGAAACAGTAGAAGATATTAAAAAGACTTATGATGAACATTTTTCAAATATACAGTTTATAAACTATATCTAGGGAGCAACCAAATGCCAACTAAACTAGACCTACTCATGATCACCATTCTAGCCCCCATAGGGGCCGGGGCATTCTTTGCAGCATTCTACGCCCTTCTAACATTCTCTAGCTTTATCCGACATTTACTAACCAATTAAACAACTAAAAGGAGGAAATAACATGCAAGAATGGATTGACGACAAACATTACTTAATATATAAAGGAAAGAATCAAAATGTAAGTTACTACAGTCTTTACCATTATTCAGATAAATTTCTTGCATCCTTCCCAGTTTTTAAGGGTGAGAACTCAACAAAAAAAAAAAGCTCATGAAGTTTTACTACAAACTTCTAAAAAATAAAATTACAAAACACTTGACTATAATACATGTCACGTGATATACTATAATCAAGAAGTAAGAAAATAACAAAACCTAGGGAGATGGTAAAAATGATGGAAAAGAAAATCGCTTTGATGGAAGTTTTAGGATGCAAGTATAATGATGTTTCTGTAGAGTGGGAAAACAATTACGCTGCTGAAGGTAAAGAATTCATAGTTCTTACTGAAGAAGAAAGAGAAGAAGCAGTTAAAGAATACATCGAACAAAGCGTTTGGGCCTTCAGTCCTTCATTCCTAGCTTGCGAAACAGAATTACCAGAAGAAGTATTTGAAGCGTTATGTGAAAAATGTGAGTCTGGAAACGATGCAATCCTTAGATTGATCGAAAAAACTTGTGGAATTGAAGAATTCATAGAAAGTGCAGTTTCAGCTGATGGTCATGCACACTTTTTAAATACTTATGATGGTACAGAAGATGAAACCGAAATCGAAGGAGAAATCTATTACATCTACAGAACGAATTAGTTTATAGCCTTTCACGAACTAGGAAAACAATCCCTCCTAGTTCCCACAAAGCCTATAAACAGGCTAAAACCTAGGGAGGGTTAAAGATGAAAGACAGTAAAGCTGGATGGTACCCAAAGAAATGCCAGTATTGCGGAAAACGTATGATGGCTGAATGGGATGAACACTATTGCAGCGGGGAGTGTTTTCAAGCCGATTTAAGAGAAAGTCAATCCGATTATAAAGGAGATGAAGAATAATGGACGTTTCATTCATGCCATTCAATAAGGAATTATACTTAAATGTATGGGAAAACGAGGGAACAATCATGGCTCATTTAGGTTCAGAGGGGGTATCTGGCTCAAAACTTTCCCTAGCTCTCTCCCCAGCTCAAGCCGAACAAATAGCAAAGGCCCTATTATCACAGGTCCAGCAATTGCAAGAAAAGGAATTCGAAACGCAAGGTATTACCGATCCTACATTATAAATCATAAATTGCGTACACTTCAGTTATGATATATAATAAAGTCATACCTTAATGACTGGAGTGTGTGCAAAATGGAAATTTGGAGAGATGTTACGGATTGGGAAGATTTTTACGAAGTTTCTTCTTACGGAAACATAAGAAGAAAGAAAAGTAAAAGATTTTTAAAACAGTCACCAAGACCGAAAGGATACTTAGCAGTTACTTTTTATAATGGAGGAAAAGAAACAAGAAAAAGTTATCTAGTTCATAGAGTAGTTGCTGAAGCATTTTTAGGAAAGTCTGATTTACAAGTCAATCATAAAGATTTTAATAAAACAAATAACCATATTGATAACTTGGAATATTGTACTAATCTTGAAAACATGCAACATGCGGTTAAAGGAGGAATTTATGTAGAGGATCGAAATAAAAGAAAACGTAAAATAGAACAAATAGATCCGATAACAAATGAAGTAGTTAAAGTGTGGGATAGTATTTTAGAAGCAAAAATAGCAGGATATTGGGCTGCCGATTTAGTTGCAAGAGGTATAGCAAAAAGTTCAAGAGGATATAAATGGAGGTTTTTAGATGAAAGGATTAGTAAGAACTAGAGGTTTTAGAAAGTTAAATGAAAACGCAATTTTACCAACAAGGTCTACACGTGAATCTGCCGGGTACGATATTCATGCAATTGAACCAGCGGTCATTCATCCTGGAAAGTGGACATTAATTAAAACAGGTTTAACTGCGTATATGCTACCCGGTGAACAGGTAGAGATCCGGCCTAGGTCTGGTTTAGCTTTACATTATACGATTACTGTTTTAAACACTCCCGGTACAGTAGATAAGGACTATGAAGGAAAAGAAATAGGCGTATTATTAATGAATCATGGTGACGAAATATTTATTGTTAATATTCACGATAGAATAGCCCAGGCGGTTTTCATGCCTTTCCTAGTTGCTGACGATGATCAAGCAGAAGGGGAACGCACCGGAGGATTTGGTAGCAGTGGTATATAGTTGAAAGTCAATACTTGAATACAATTCCGAAGTGCGATATAATACAAACAATCACTTCGGATGTATTTCAGAGCTAGAGAATTTCCCTAGTTCTGACATGCAACATAGCACATACAATAACATATAGTAAATTAAAGGAGGATTTTCCTATGATAAAACATACAAGTTCTGAAAGATTAGGTAAAAGCTGCACAGCATGTGGAGTAACTAGAAATAAGAAGAGTATTTTGTACGATCCTAACACCCTATTACCGTATTGCGAAAGCCCTTGGATCTGTCCCAGCGAGGAACATGTTAATAGCCCTAAAAATATTATCCTACGTGGAGGCGATATTAAACTTATTGGCCTTGAGCAGGCCCAAAAAGCATACCGGGAAATTTTAATTGATACGGTTCAGGATTCGGACCAAGTGAAAAAGATCCGAAGCATGGTAGAACGCCCCATATCCATTCGTATTGGTTCCCCCGACATGGCCCAATTCCTAGTTGCTTTACAGGATGAACAGAATTTCTCTAGCATTTCCGATGCGGTCCGGTACTGTGTCCAAATGGTCATGAACCATAATGAAGAGTATTTTAACCAATATAAGGAGATGCAAACCCAAATTCAAAAAGAAAGGTATGATCAGGAAGTCGCTAAAGAACTAGAAAAGAAAACGCAACAGCCAAAACAAGTCGAACCAACCCCCGAACCCGTCAAAGGTTCCCCAGCTCCAGAGCCCGCAGCAGATGATGAAGAACTCGTATTTTAATCATGTACTATATTGTACTGATTATCGCTAGATTTTTGAACTTTTTGATGAATGGGGCCTTTTATGATCTACTTGAAAGAGAATTAGAGATTAAAAGGGCCCGGAATAAATGGAAAAGGAAATAGATTCGCCATTTTATTCTGTTTTAGGAGGTGTAAAAATGCTTAAATGCAACATCAATATTCAGGTTTATGTGAAGCTTACTCCACACGGCAAAATAAAACTTAATGAATACTATAAAGAATTTAACTCAAAACCTGAGCCTGATTATGCTGGTTTTTATAAATTTCAGCTATGGGAACTAATGAGTATTTTCGGAGAACATCATTACTTGGGTGGGGCAACGTGTTTTGAAAATAATGAAATCGTGTTTGTTCGATAAATTCAACAATCTGTAAGGAAGTGATTCTATGAAGGTTAAAGAACTTATTGAGCAATTAAAGAAATACGATCAAGAAAAAACTGTAGTATCTTTTTGTGGTCCTTTGCAAGAATCGGCAACTATTCTTTATGTAGATGAATATGAGGACGAAGTAATCATTTATTGATAAACTCCAGAATCTTTACAAGGTGGTGAAGTAATGAATGTTGATACGTATTTATCATTTTGGAAAGTTGGTTTTCAGCAATTGGATATGAACAAGTCTAGCACCCAAATAGAAATTCAATTTAACGAGAATGACTACATTGAAATTAACTGCACACCAGAAGAAGCAATAAAATTGGCAGATCAGATTAAAAATGAAGCAACAAAGTTTATAAATAAGTTTCGATAAATTTAAGAATTTAAAAGGATGTGAAAGACATGGAATTCAAAATAAAAACGGATGATAAGCCGAATCTAGACCGTTTGTTATCTGATCCGGCAACGAAAAAGCAGGCTATGGAAGTGATTAGTACCTTTGTTGAGTTAATGGATTACGCTTGCAACCCTGACAATAGTATACCATGGGTAGATCTGCCAAAGAAGTTCAGTCAGGAGCTAACATTTAAGGAACTCATTCACGGAATTCTCAAAGGTTCCCTAGATTTAAAGGATATTGACCCGGAAGCGTATGATGTGATTAAGGAAGAGGTTCACCCCTTATCAATGATGACTCCTAGATGGAATCATTTAGAGGATAAAATGATTTATAAAAACTGGAGAAGTCATTTCAGATTACCAAAGGATTCACAAGTCAATCAGGAAACAATAGCAGCCATTTTCCGCAAATTGCTTCGATATTACAAATACGTTAATGTAGAATCTTTAGCTAGTGCCATTATTAATAATCAGGTTGCTACGTTTCAAAGTATGGATCAAGCAAAACTATTACCATTCTATCCGGCCCTTCGATATCAGCAAGAAACTAGAGGGGATTTAGCGGTTGGAAAATTCCTAGATGAGATAGGCAGCCTTGATTGCGGAAAACTACCACAAGATGATGAAAACCCAGACTCATGCCCAGCTTGTAAAGTAGATGGAGGAAAAGTGATAGGAAACTATGTAGTTTGCCCTAGTTGCAATGCGGGATTCCGGATTTAGGGAATCCTGCTAAATAAAAATGATTGCATATGTCATGTACAATGTGCTATACTAATAAAAACAAACGAAAGAGGTTGATAACATGTTACCTATGATACACCCTATAGCCAAGACCAGTATTGAACTAAGAAGGTCAATTCAAAGATTAGAGAATTTCATCGAGAGAAACCCGAATGATGTTTATACTCCAAAGGTCCAGGAGCTTATTGAAGATTTGAAATCAGCTAGAAGTCACATACCATCTGAATTACGTGATCAAGACATTGAGAGGTAGATATGATTGCACGATTTGAAGGAGAGTATATTTTTCTCCAGTTACCTACTAAACATAGAAGTTATGCCGAAAATGTATTAAATGGATTATATAACAAAAAGAGGGACGCTTACCGATTCCCTCGAAACATTTTTACCATGCGGGAGCTGCTAAGAGCTTTCCCGGAGCTTAACCAGGATTCCAATTTCCTAGATGTGGGCCGACAAATGGCAGCCACTCGTCATAATTTCCTAGATTTAAAACGTCAAACCGATTCCCAGTTTGTAAAGGATGATCGATTGCGATGCTATCAACGGGCCGATGTAGAATACTTAATGCGAATGCCAGCAGCCGGGATATTTAATGAGCCCCGAACGGGTAAAACCCCTACGAGTATTATCTTAATGAAAGAACTAGGGACGAAGCGAAACTTAGTAGTTGCTCCAGCATCTTTAGTTCACAACTGGAAAAAAGAAGTGGAGAGATGGTATCCAGAAGCTATGTGTCATGTTATTGAAGGAACTCCATTAAAAAGAGAGGCTAGATGGAAATATCCTTACATTCAAGATGTTCCTTATGTTTACATCGTAAGTAAAGATACAGTAAAACAAGATATAAAAATAGCTAAGGAAACGGTATTTGATACTTGTTTTGTAGATGAATGTCATTTCCTACGTAATCCAAAAACAGCACAATCAAAAGCCATCTACCAAATCAAAGCAGAAAGGAGATATGCTTTAACGGGGACCCCTTCGGTTAAATCTGCAATGGATATATGGGGCATACTTCACTTTCTATACCCTCAAAAATTTTCTAGTTATTGGGACTTCTTTAACAGATACATTGAAACTAGGAAAAACTGGGCAGGATACGATGAGATTATAGGAGTAAAACCCCACCGAAAGGATGAACTAGAGGAATTAATCGGGTTTATATCAGTCCAGAGGAAGCGAAAAGAGGTTATGGAATGGTTGCCGGATAAGGAACGGATCACCATTCATTGTAAGATGGAAGGAAAGCAGCTTAAACTATATAACCAAATGAAAGATGATTTCCTAGCTTCTGACGAAGAAGGAAACGAAGTGGATACACCAGGAGTCCTTTCCCAGCTCATGAGGCTGCGACAGATTTGTCTAGATCCTACATTGTTAGAACTAAAGGCTCCAAGTGCTAAAACCGAAGCATTACTGGAATACCTGGAGAATAACAGTGACCCAGTGGTCATTATGTCGATGTTCACTAGTTATCTAGAGATGTTAAAAGAGAAATTACAAAACCTAGAGGAAAAGGTTGGGGAAATCAATGGGAAGATGTCTAATCATGAGAAAGAAAAGAATGCTATGGCTTTTCAAAATGGGGATACTCGAATCCTCTTATGCAACATCATATCAGCCGGAACCGGATTCACACTGGATCGTGCGGAAACCATTCTTTTTACGGATTATCCATACAATCCGTCAGAGCTGGAGCAGGCCGAAGATCGAATTACCCCGACTACAGAGGCACGAATTCACAAACACACCATTGTATCATTCGTCTGTTCCGATTCAGTGGACGAAAAGATCCAGAAGATCATAGAGAATAAGAAGTCATTGACCGATGTAATTAATGAAGGAGGCCGAGAGGCAATAAAAAGATTACTAAAATAATGAGGTTGCATAACATGTGCTATGTGTGATATTATAAAGGAAAGGAGGTTGATAACGTGATTAACGAAGGAGTAGAGAAAATAATTGTAGATGTTCCAGCTTCTATAAAAGAAAAGTTAAAAGAACTTGCTTATCGTGAAAGAGGTACAATGAAAAGCGTTATCGAAAGATTAATTGAAGAAGAGTGGAGAAAAGGAGAAAAATAATACTTGCATACTTACGTTACTTACGTGTATACTATAAGTAACGGAGGGGATGCGAAATGAAAAATTCTTATGAAGTTAGAGGAAATGTTACTGCGATATTTGTAAAAGGAAAAGGTATTACTTATGAATGTTTAATTGATACTTCGGATTTAGAAAAAACTAAACAATTTCCTTTCACATGGTTTGTAAATCCTAAAGGATATGTGTGGGGACATACTTCTAGAAAAACTGGTAAAAGAAGTGCAATTTATATTCATAGATATTTAATGGATATAAATGATAGATCAAAGGACGTTGACCATTTAAATCATAACACGTTAGATAATAGAAGATCGATGAATTTAAGAATAGCAACAAAGTCTGAAAACGGGTTAAATCGTTTAGGTCCTAATCCATTAAGTAAAAGCGGATATAGAGGAGTTAGCTGGGAAAGTAGAAGAAATAAATGGCAAGCACATATTAAATTAAATTATAAAAGAATTTATTTAGGTTTGTATGACACTCCTGAAGAAGCTTATAAAGCGTTTGAAAATAAACTTAGGGAGGTAAGTAATGGTAACGGTTAGAGGTTCAGAAATTAATGATTTTTTAAGATGTAGAAAAAGATGGTCTTATCGTTGGCATGATGGACTGATCCCAAAGAAGCAGAATGATAAGTTGTTTTTCGGGACGTTGTTTCACAGGTTTTTGGAGGTTTTGTACAATAACGGGCAACAAGGAACAGCAAATGAAGAAATGGTTAGGATGTTCCGTGAGACTGATACTTCAAGTATTTATCAACAAGAACTAGACGATTTATGGCTCATGGCTCAAACTGTTGCTGATAATTATTATAATCATTGGTGGGAAAACGATCAAAACTGGAAAGTCTTAGCGACCGAGCTACGATTTGAGATCCCTTTAGATGAACATGTGACATTCACAGGTACAATTGATTTGGTTTACGAACTAGACGGTAAGATTTATTTCATGGACCACAAAACAACCGCTAGTTTAGATAAATATGAGAAAAACTCAGTGATGGACCGTCAAATCTCTAGATATTGGTGGGCTTTACAACAAATCCAAAATGGAAAGGGTTATGTATATGACAAAAACGGAAACAAACATCCAGCAACAGTATTCCAACCTCGTCTTAACGGTAAACCACTTGTCGGCTTTGTGTACAATATCATCCTTAAAGATTACCCAGAACCTCCAAAAGTCTTAAAGGATGGTAGCTTATCGAAAGCGAAGAATCAGAAAACGACTTATAACTTATTTATGAAAGCTGTAGACGATCTAGGATTTTCTCCAGATGATTATAAAGATATTATCGATTACTTAAAGCAAACACCTAGAGAATTCTTCCGTCGAGTGGAAGTACACCGACTTCAACCGGAGATAGATGCTTCGATTGAAGAATTTTACTACACGGCTATGGATTTGAAAGACTTACGTAAATGGTTAGAACGAGGAGTGAAGGAAGCTGCTTACCGGAATATTACAAATGACTGTAGTTGGGATTGTCAGTACAAAGATATTTGTGTAGCCGGATTCGATGGAAGTGATGTAAACTTTTTAGTGGATGCTTTATATACAAGGGAGGAGAAAGAAAATGTTTAAAATTACTAAGCCAGCTGAAATTACAGAAGCGATGCACGTTATCTTAATGGGAAAACCGGGTACAGGAAAGACCAGTACCCTAGATGATCCAGAATTAAAGGTACTGCTGATTGATTTTGAAGGAGGGAGTGCGGTTCTATCCGAAGCGGAACATGTAGACCGAATTGACATTGTGAAAGAAGCTGCGGAACAAACAGCCGAACAGGGAAAGGAAGTTACCCAGTACACCATCTTTCAGGAAGTGATGAAATCATTACATCTAGGGGAACTTGCAGGGTATGATATGATCGCTATTGATTCCCTAGGTCGTTTCGAGGATGCGCTTAAAGAGCAGATCGTGAAAGTCATTGCTCCCACTCGCAGTCGAGGTAAAACGGGTGAATTCGGAGAGCAACAGCTCCAGGATTATGGAACATTGCAAACTGAAATGACAAAGGTATTAAAATTCTTCCATGGACTAACCAAGAGAGGAGACAATTCAGTTCATGTTTTATGGATCTCCCATGTTGCGGAAGTACGGGATGAAATTACGAAGCAATTATTAGAGACTAAGGTTGCTATATCCGGGTCCAAGACACCTGATATCGTTATGAGTATAGTCGATGGATTCTTCTACATGTATAACCGTGAGTTGTTTGAAGAAGGAAAGCGTGTAGGAATAGAAAGAGGGGTTCTCACTCAATCAGCCGGGGGTTATGCTTCCAAAGTACGCCAAAGTAAGAAACGGGAGCCACTCCCAGCTAAGATTGTGAGCCCTGTGTGGAGTGAGATTTTTGAACAACTTGGGTATGTGAGGAAATAATTTTTCTCACTCCCTATTGACTATCACGTAACACCTGATATATGATAAGAACATCCAAAACTAGGAGGAATAAACCATGTCATTCTTTAACTTTGATGAAAAACAAGTAGAAACTAGAAGCTTTGAACCACTACCTGTCGGTGAATATGAAGTGATCATTAGTAAGGTTGAGCCTGGAGTATCCAGCCAAAAGAAAACACCGCAAATTGCAACCGAACTAACCGTACGTGACGATGTAGACCAACCAGGTAAGAAGCGTAAGATTTTCCATACGTTGTACTTCACACCAAACACAGTACAAATGAATATGTCTTTCCTAGCTGCTTTAGGTTTAACAGGTCAGCAAAACTTTGCCACGATTGAAGATTTTGCAAAAGCTATTGTTTATAAACCGCTTCGTGTTAAAATCAAGCATGAAGAATATGAGAATAACCAAGGCGAAACAAAAACGAGAGAACGAGTTCATTACGTACTAGGTAGCCAACATATCTACAGCGGGGGCCAACCAACAGCCGATCCATTTGCAGTTCCTACTGGCGGTGGAGTACCGTCAGACGATGATCTCCCTTTTTGATCTACCTAAATTAATAAAATGATTTACCATCCCTAAGACTTATGGTAAAATAGGTCTTAGGAGGTGGTTTTCATGATAAGGGGAAGAAACAAATTGGCTCTATACCTGAATCATATGATATTTGACGAATGGACTATAAATAATTCTTGGGTTTTAGGATTAGTAACCGCAGACGGAAGTGTTGGAAGCAAATCTAGACCTAACGAATTTAAGATTTACAATACAGATTTGGATTTATTAGAGGCTGCACGAAATGTTTTTGAAGCTGATAAGGAAGTATACGTAACAAAAGATACAAAAGGAAGATTGGGAAAAAAACCTGTAGGATATCTAATACTTTCTAGTCCTCACATTATGAGTTTCTTTTCTAGAATAAATGTTATAGGTGACAAGGATCTAAGAAATCCGTTTGGTTTCGTACCTGAAGAATATAAATGGTCATTTATTAAAGGATTATTCGACGGTGACGGAAACGTTTATAAAGGAATGGTATCAATAGCTGGAAGATATCCGTTAATTTCAGAAGTGTATACTTGGATATGTTCTCAAATTAATAAAGAACCTAACAAAATATATAATTCAACAGGAACATCAAAAACGGTATACTTTCAATTATCAAAGAAAGACGCTTATCTAGTTTATTATAAAATTAAAAAGCATTCTCATGGAACATACGATAGTTATAAATTTAAAAAATGGGAATCTTTTTATAGTCATTAAAGGGTGCTTCACCCCTTTAGTAAGAATCTAACGTGCATTAACCCGGGTACTTTGCTAGTTTAAATACTAAACGTTAGATTCTTCCTAAGTGGGTGAATTAGAGAAAGAAGGGGAAACCGATGAGATCTGGAGCATATTTTGAGACATATTTTTCCGAACGGGGTGGGTTTGAAGTTAAGCCAAATGGCGAAGTTGACGTATTATGCCCGTTCTTACACAGCAAAGGATTTGAAGAACGCCCTTCAGCCCATGTAAATACCAAGGATAACGTCTTTCACTGTAAGACTTGTGCAGCCGAAGGGCGATTCTCGAAAGGGGGAATGTCAGAAGTCAAATTCATTTCTCTAGTTCAAAATATTACCTACCATGACGCACTCCATTATCTAGGGATGTTTGACGGTAAATCAGAAGATGAAGAATGGATACGCTGCGTTGAAAACTTACAAGATCAACCTCACTTACTTGAATTTCTCACCGAACAACGGGGACTGACAGAAGAAACAATTAAAGAATACAAACTAGGATATTTTGGTTCGGGGATTACATACCCCATCTACGTCGAAGGATTCCTCTTAGATAAACGCACCTATAACCCAGAATGGAAAGCTGAAGATCGACCAAAGATCACATCCGAAAAAGGTACGACTAATCTACTCTTTCCCCACGATCAATGGGCCAAGAGCAACGATCCCACTCTATTCGTAGCAGGAGAAAATGATGCCCTCCTCGCAAGGCAACATGGATTCAACGCTATAACCAACACCGGAGGAGAAGGAGCCGGACTCCCGAAGCTATTCGCAGGAAAATTCAAAGATAAAACCGTTTACGTTTGCTATGATTGTGACAAAGCCGGAAAAAATGGAGCTAGGAGAGTTGCCTTACAACTAAAAGAAGCCGGAGCTACTGTCTATCTCGTCGATCTGGGACTTAGCGGAGCACCAGACGATAAGGACATTACCGACTTCTTTCTAAAGTATAACCACACATCGAAGGATTTATACCAAAAACTAGAGGAAGCTTTACCTTATCAGGATGATGTTTACCAAGAAGATAAAGACCGTGAATATCCTCTAGTTCAATTGTGGGAAGTACCGCATGTCGAGTATCACAATAAATATATCTCCAGTCGGGTTATTGTGGAAGGTCGTTATGATAAAACGATGACGGATATTCCAACCGCTTTTGATTGGAGATGTGCAAGACCGAATCCAGAAAGTAAAGCATGTCAATTATGCGGTAAAAACCTAAACGATTCGGGAACATGGTTCCTTGATAACAGTAACTTATCAAAGCTCATTGAAATTGCGGACGTACCGAGACAGCAACAGAAAGATGCGTTGAAATCCTTTATCGGAGTTCCGAAAGGATGCCCCGGACTAGAGCAGAAGATCCTAGATTACACGCATGTGGATAAGATTGCCTTTTCTCCAGATGTAGAATCAGAAGGAGAATGGACCGATTACCGGCCGGCCGAACTAGTAGGATATACGATTGGAATGGATCTACAGGACGGGGAACGATATCGCATTTACTTTAAACGATACCCGCATCCAACCGAGAATCAGCAAACGGTCATGGTCATTGATCGAGCCGAGACTTCGGATAGTTCCATCAATGCGTTTCGCATGACTCCTGAAATCATCAAAGAATTATCTATATTCCAAGGCGATCCGTTTGTGATGATGGAAAAACGATATGAGCATACCAAGGAAGTTGTCGGGGCCTTCTCTCACCGCATGGTTGCTTATGCTGTAGATGTCCTTTATCACTCCGTCTTAGGCTTTAAGGTGAACGGTAGAGAGGAAAAAGGCTACCCAGAACCTCTAGTTATTGGGCCTTCTAGAACAGGAAAGTCGAAAACAGCGATGCTCATGCAACGATTCTACGGAATTGGAAACGCAACGAACCTCAAACTAGCGAGTGTTGCCGGGTTGGTTGGGGGTGCGGATCGGAATAGTAAGGGCCAGTTTCGTACTAAATGGGGGATTATTCCGAAGAACCATAAAGGACTCCTCATTATGGATGAAATGTCCGGGATGAAACCGGAAATGATCGGTCAACTAACAGCCATTCGATCTGAAATGGTAGCGAAGATCGAGAAGATTTCCGGGTCCGGTAGGGCTCCTGCTAAAACGAGGATGATTTGGTTCGCCAATCCAGCCCCTAGGGACGGTTCGGAAAAGTCGATTGCTTCTTATGCGAATGGGATTGATATTGTTCGTGAATTGGTTTCGATGGATGAAGATATCGCCCGTTTCGACTTCATTATCATCCTTCCAGATCTAGAGTTAGATCAAATCATATCTCCATTCGATCAGGAAGAATATGAGGAAAAAGATAACGCTGCTTACCGTCACTTGATTTACTGGTGCTGGAGTAGAACCAAAGATCAAGTCAAATTTGATGAGAATGTGGGGCCTTACGCATGGCAAGTAACGAAGCAATTAAACGAACAGTATCATTCTACTGTGAAGCTATTCGGGACCGAAGCCTTTATCAAACTAGCGAGAATCGCTGTAGCGTGTGCGGGAGCCTGCTTCAGCCACGATGGTACAGGGGAATCAATTCTAGTGAAGAAAGAACATGTCGATTGGGCTGCTTGGTTCCTGAAAGAGTGCTACGATAATGAAATCTTCCAGCTTCCTAAATTCGTAGAGCAGGAAAGAGTCTATAACTACACGAACCCGCAAGTGAATAATGTGGTAGTTGGTCTGATCAATTCGCAAAGGTTGTTGATGCAGCAACTAGCGAAGGGTCAAAACATGAGTATTATGGATCTGCAAATGCTGTCAGGGCTAGACCGGGAACAATTCCAGGGAGTGCTTCAGACACTCATCCAACATTCCCTAGTTCGGGCATCGGCAGGAAAGCTACAGCCGACACAGCGATTAGCTAAAGCATTGAAAGCTTACCGAAATGAATATCAGAAACAACAGATGATACCTTTAGGCCAAGAAGGGCCTAAATTATAACAACTAGGGAGTGAAAATATGATCCTCACCGTTGCGGGAGAAGATTATGAAGTAAAGTACACATCAGATAAATATGAAATAGAACACATGTTAAAGTTAGCTAAACCTAGATGGATTACTTTTGATACAGAATCTACGGGTTTACACATTAAAAAAGATAAGCCATTCCTAGCAGCAGTATGTTGGGATGGAGTGGTTTATGTTTTTAAAGCAACCGAAGATATGATAAGAATACTCGTTAAATTATCAATTCAAGTAGAGTGGGTGTTTGCTCACAATACTTCTTACGATATGCACATGGTCGCTAACAACACGGATGATATGTTTCCACTGTTTATTCAAAACTGGGCCGATACAATGTGTCTTGCCCGCCTCTCCTTCGAAGCTATATCAACTAGAGATGGTGGGGATTCCTTAGCTCTAAAGCGGATTGCCGATAAGTACATTGACCCAACAGCTTCACGATTTGAGAAGGAAGTGAAAGCATGGCTCAAAGCAAAAGAGGCTCAGAACAACAAGATCCTAACAGCGATGCTTCATGGTTTCAAAGACTCAAAAGGGAAATGGTCCAAGAAACGTT